ATATTACTCTATAATTACTTTAGAATCTTGACCAAAAAAAAAAAAAAAAAAAGAATGAAGATTATTAACTCAATTATGCCAATGGGTGATGTAGAAGCGTTGGCAGCAAACGGACAAAAATTAAGAGTAGCGGTAACAAAAACTTCCGCACAAGGTAAGGCAGCACAGAGTACTACCCCAAACCTAATGTGTTTTAGTACCGATGAAAACAGTGTGTGGTTTAATGAAAGGAAGTATGGTATATACATATTAAAAGGATATGAAAATCTTTCTGATGGAAGCCAAACTGGTACTATTCAGTCTTTCTTGGGAGAGTTCACTTACAATGTATGGAGTAGTGCCCAAGAGAATGGAAATATTGTCCTTGTTAAGAATAACTCTACTGTGATGGTTGCCTCTGTATATGTAAATGATGAGGCAAATGAATTAACCCTGTATATGAATGATGGGGATACTGTGTATCATGTTGGTATCACATATTCGACTGGTGGTGGATATTCTATTTCTGAAATAGGGAAGTTCAACCTTATATCTGAAGGGTCAATTATCAATGTACTTACTTCTACTAGTTCTAATAAACCCCTTTCGGCTGCAATGGGTAAGAAATTGCAGGATGAAAAGTTAGCGAAAACAGACGTAGTGAATAACCTTGCCACTACTGACACTTCAAAAGCCTTATCAGCGGCACAGGGTAAAGTGTTGAATGACAGGTTTAATGGGAACAAGATAGATATCGACTTCTCAGTTACTTCAAATTCAACAGATAATGCCACTATAAAAGGCTACATGGGGAACATAGATGGTACCACTCTTGTTAGAAAGCTTACTTATGGTGCAAATCTGGTTGACAGTAGTAGTGATGATTGGGTAATTACTTTGCAGGAGGTAAGTACTACAAAGGTATCATTTACAGGTATTAGATTCGCAGGTTTTAACTTATACAGTAAGAATATATCAGTTACTATAAGTGGCAGTAATTATACAAATATGACTGTTGCTCAGGGTAGTAGGTTTGTACCTGCTATAAACAATACCTTAACTTCAACTAGTACTAGTGAGGCTCTTTCAGCAGCTCAAGGTAAGGCTCTTAATGACAGAATCTCAGGTTTGGGTAATGTGTATAGAGTGAAGGGTACTAAGACTAACTTATCTGATGTACTAGCCCTTACTGATGCAAAGGTTGGTGATGTTTGGAATGTGACTAATGCCTTTACTTTAGGTGGTAAGCCATATCCTGCAAATACCAATGTTGTATGTATTACAGCAACTAGCTCATCTGACCACGATGAAGGAAATTGGGACCCGTTGGGAGGTACTGTTAATTTGAGTACTTATGTGCCTAAGAGTGATATAGTTGATAACCTATCAACTTCAGATTCAAAAAAGCCTCTCTCTGCTAAACAAGGACTTGCCCTTGCTACTATGATAACGGAATTAGAAGTTAATAAAGAGACCTATCAGCTTCTCAAAACATTTGAAAGTAGCACACCATCTTCTCAAGGAGAAGTAGATGCTATTCTAGGCCCCTATAGTAGCTTTAATGCTGCCCTTAATGCAGGTAAGATAATACATGGAATATATAAAGATGGCTCCAATAGGTTGAATACAGTAGCATTCTCAGCATTCAATGATACTACTGCTAATAGAGTTAGAATGTATGCAATGCTAGATTCTTCTACCATGGTAACCGTACTAGCTAACCACAATGGAACTAATTGGATTTCTGCCACTATAGATGAGGGCCCTCTTGGTGGAGGCATCACCATAGAGTAAAAAAAAAAGTTATGAGTGCAAAAGGTAAAGAGTTTAAAGTAAATGTATCTACCGACAGAGCTACTGCAATAAGTAGCTCTGCTGGCAGTTACCCTAATGTGTTGTATTTCCCTATAGATGATGATAGTGTCATCATATTTAATGGGAACATATATGATTGGAATGCAAGTGTAACTTCCCCTAAGTTAATCTCCTCAGGAGACCTGAATACATATAGGGGAACTCAATATTTAGGTGTTTATTATGCCAATTATGGCAATAGTATAAGTAATAAACCTTCTGGAGTATCACAGTTTGCATTACATGTGCTCTTGGAGAATAATGACTCTTCGACTATACAGGTACTTTATTCAAAAAACAAGATATATACTAGAGCTTATGAGTCATCTTCTTGGTCTTCTTGGACTGAGATTGGTGCAGGAGGTATAACTTCTATACCTCAAGCTTCTAGTTCAGCATTAGGAGGTATAAAGATAGGGTACTCTGATAATGGCAGGAATTATGCTGTAGAGTTGGATAGTTCTGGTAAGGCTTATGTTAATGTACCATGGACAGATACAAATACAATATATAATGTTGCTACTACTAGTGCCAATGGACTTATGAGTTCCAGTGATAAGTCCAAGCTTGATGGAATCCAAGCAGGTGCAGATGCTGTGTCATTCAGCAGGTCTTTGTCTTCAGGTACAAAGGTAGGCACCATCAATATTAATGGTGTCAATACTGACATATATGCTCCAACAGCAGGAAAGCCAGTTGAGTATGGAGTAGCTACTTCAACTACACTAGGATTGGTTAGGATTGGGTATCCTGAGAGTGGCAAGAATTATCCTGTTGAGCTTAATTCCTCAAATCAGATGTATGTCAATGTCCCTTGGACTGACAATAACACAACTTACTCAGCAGGAGCTGGACTTAGTTTATCAGGAACAGCTTTCTCCCTAATGAAGGCAACACCTACTACACTAGGTGGTGTAAAGGTATCCAGCACTGAGATTAGCACAGTATCTACTGTTGCTGCTACTACTTTTGGTTCACAGAACAGAATATATCCTGTCCAGCTTGCTTATCCATCAGGTAGTGCAGGAACAGATGGTAATAAGGTACTTTCAGTGTATGTTCCTTGGGAGAATACTACTTATAGTGTAGTAAGTACCTCAAAGAATGGGTTAGTCAGTATGGATTCTGCATTGGCAGAGCTAGCCTACGAAGATAGGGATGCTGGTAACCTAGGTTCTCTTGCTAGATTTGGAGAGATGGGCATGTTGGAGGTTTCAGCAATTGTGGAAGATGACTTAGCTCTGGTTAATAAGAGTAATAGCTGGACAGCATATCAGGACTTTAAGTCAGGTGCTGGTAATTCAGGCTCTGATATGAGATTCAAAAGGGAAGTCACATGTATGCCTGATGTGCTGGACAATCTGATGTCATTAAATGTCATAAAGTATATATGGGAACACCCTGATGAAAATGGTATAAGATGCACTTTTGGTGTGAAAGCTGACCAGCTTCTGTCACTAGGTGGTGTATATGCTACTATGGTCCACAGCAGAGCTGATAAATATGATACCAAGTGGGTAGAATACGATAGATTTGGTGTGCTGGCAATCAAGGCATTACAGGAGGTTGTAATGAGGAACAAGCAACTGGAGAGCAGGATAGAATATCTTGAGGATACGATAAATTCTATGAGAAGAGTATGGGAAGAGAATTCATGACACAAATAGAGGCAGTAGAGAAGGTAGGAGGTTCCCTACCTTCTGCTACAAAACAATTTTGTACAGCCTCTTGGCTTGCAGGCCATTCTGGTATATTTGATACCAACTCCCTACAAGGGTATGAAGCAAAAGACTTTGTGAGTGAAATGCATATAAAGCCTGCTATAGTAACAACTAAATATGAAATAACAATTCCTGAGGTGAGGGTTTCTTTTGGATTTGAAAGTGGCTCTCCTCGAGGATTTACATATCTTAGTGACTCTGACCAATTATCACAGACTAAGGCAGTCTTATGTGCAGTACCTGTTGATGGTGGTCAGATTTCTTCAAGTGTATATACTCCTACTAATGGTGGTAGAGATAACAATTATGGTGCACAGTATATGCTATTCTCAGGCATGAAAATATCTGTTGTTGCAGGTACTTCACTAGCTAGGTTATACATAGTATTGTATAATGACCAAAGTACCATGGTTCAGTATAATAATAAGAGTATTACCAATCTTATGTCAGGTAACAACATATATAAGCTGGCTAATGCTACTATGAGAAATGGTTCCGTTTACAGTAACTCGTTTAATGGTGCAAATTACACAAAGACACAAGCAGTAGGTGATTCTAATGGTAATGCTACTAATTCTGTGTGGTGTGCTATGCTTCCATTGACAGATGATGGAAAATCTAATGGGAGTTATTCAGTAGGTTCAAGCATGGAGATACCTCCCACTAATGTCAATTCTAATCAGCAATTATACAACTTCAAGGGTTCTATAGTTTACAACAAATTAAGTTCATTTACTCCAACTACATAGCTATGAGAAAGATATTAGTAAGTATTATATCAGTGATTATGCTGGCTTCCATATCCTGTTCCATGTATTACTGCAATGGGTATAAGAAAATGTCTGATGAGTTGGCTGTTGCAGTGAATAACAATAAGGCATACTCCTTGGAGAACAGTTCCCTGAAGAAGGAAAATAGAGTGTATAAGCTAACTGCTGAGCAGCTTGAGTATTACAGTGATTCCATTACTGTTGAAATGGACAGGATTAGAAAGGAGTTGAAGATAAAGGATAAGGATTTGCAATACTTACAATATCTGTTATCTACATCAGAAAGGATAGATACTGTTACTTTCCAAGATACCATATTCAGTGAAACAACATTTCATGTTGATACTCTGATTGGGGATAAATGGTATCAGTTGAAGCTGGGAATGAAATTCCCTAATGTCATTACAGTGCATCCTAAATTTGCAAGTGAGAAATACATAGTTACACATAGCAAGAAAGAGACTGTAAATCCTCCTAAGAAATTTTTTCTGTTTAGATGGTTTCAGAAGAAACATAGAGTGGTGGAAGTTACTATTGTGGAAAATAGTCCTTATGTGAATAATAAGCAGCAAAAATTTATTGAAATAATTAAATGACATGATTGACCTAGGTATATTAATTACTGGAGGAGTAGGGATAATAACCACAGTAATCAGTGGTTGGACTTCTTGGTTCTTTGCAAGAAGAAAGTATAATAGTGAGGTAGATAATAACCTCATAGAGAACATGCAGCAGTCTTTGGAGTTTTATAAGAAGTTGTCTGACGACAACAAGAACAGGCTTGACGAGGTTCTTAAAAGAAATGCAGAGCTGGAACAGGAGATAAAGGATTTAAGGAAGCAGATGTTCAGTCTCATGAACTCCATCTGTACTGACCTCACTTGTCAGTTGAGGAAAAGAAACTTGAATTTATTTAATGAGCAAAATGGAACTGATAGTAGACAGGAAATGGAAGAAACAGAGTTACACGATAAGTAACCTACTTGTAGATGGGAAGTGGTTCTGTAATGTACTTGAAGACACTGATAGAGGATTAGATGACAGCATGAGTGTCGCTAAAATCAAATCCTTAAAGAAATCAGGCATTACAGCAATCCCTAGTGGAACTTATGATGTAACTTTAGATGTATATAGCCCTAAGTTTGGGCCTAAATCTTTCTACAAAGAAACATGCAATGGCAAATTACCCAGACTTCTTAATGTAAAGGGGTTTGATGGTATCCTTATACATGCAGGTAATACAGATAAGGATACTTCGGGATGTCTCTTGGTAGGTGTAAACTCTGAAGTTGGTAAGGTTCTGAATAGTCAGGATACATTCAGGAAGCTATATAAGCTACTTCAAGAGGGCAAGAATAGAGGTGAGAAAATAACCATAAAAATTCTATGATATGGCAAAGAAGTGTGGTTGCAAAGGAAAAGGTAAGAACAATAGAGGTAAATGATTATGGATGCAAGAATAGTTTCAAATCAAGTTATAATAGGTACATTAAAGCATCTTCCTAAGGCATCAATACTGCCTACTTTACCAGAGACAGGTAGACCTAACAGGATATATTTTATCCCCAATGAAGACCCTACAGAAGATAATAGGTATAATGAATATCCATGGGTAAAGGATGAGACTTATCCTGATGGCCATTGGGAGCTTGTTGGTCCTACCACAATAGACCTGACTGATTATGCCACTAAGGAAGAGGTAAGTGATTTGAAAGACTCCATAGGTGAGCAAATAAAGAAGTATTTGCCCTTATCAGGAGGTACAATGGATAAGGGCAGCAACATATCCTTCCCATTAGATAGTGGGAGTACTGTGTATAATGGTTCTGGAATATCAGTGGGTGGCAAAGCCAGTACTGACATCCTACATGCAGCAGGAGGCACTACTAAAATCAAGACCTTGAATGGAGAATCTATGTTAGGAGAAGGTAATATTGTAATAGACCCTTCAAGTGTTCCAGTATCTTTAAGCTGGTATAATAGGACTAGCAGTCAGCAGGATGCCACAATAAACCTGACAATTGGAGATACCACAGTAAACCTATTCCCTAATATATTCAAATTATTTAAGGCTGGTAAAGTTTCCACTTCCGAGTCCCTTAGTATAGAACTTACTGCTAATCCTGGGGTAAGTGGGGTACCACAAGTTCCTACCTCATTATGCCAGTGGAGCATACCTTTGGCTGACAGTAATACCGCAGGTATTATATCAAGTGAGGATAAGGCTAAGTTAGATAACCTATCTGACCCAAAGAATTTGCTAGCTTATGGTGTGGAATGGGATTCTACCAACAGTAGCCCTGTACTTACTAGAATAGGTAACATGAGCCTGCATAAGTCTCTCCCAATACAATCAGCATTAAGAGGATGTGTATGCCAAGGTAAAAGGATAATGTATTATTTGGACCCAAATGACTGGTCTAAGAAAGCAGATGGTACAGATTCCAGATTGGATGGATATGATGGTACTGTACAGGTAGAAGTACCTGAATTTTATTTGTGGTCTGAAACGGAAGGAACCAAATCCAGAGTATATGTGTCTACCCAAAAAGTAGTTCCTTATGCTATAAGGATTCCTCATATGTTGGTAGATGCTTATAAGAGTACTGTACTTAATAAAGTGCCTGAGGATATGGGCTATTTATCTACACTTCAAGTAAATAGTGCTATTTCAGTTGTAAATACCTCTTCTTATTGTAGAGGAGGAAATAATAGCTCTAGCAGTGATACCTACTTGGAATCGGATAAATTCAGGACTAATTTAGGAAAACCTAGAACAAACACTAGTAGGGCAAACTTCAGAACTTATGCCAAAAATGCTGGCAAGATGTTGCTTACTTATGAGTACTACAAGGCAATATTCTATTGGTTGTATGTTATAGAATACGCGAACTTCAACAGTCAGGCAAGCTATGTTGAAGATTTGACTGAAGATGGATATAGACAGGGAGGGCTTGGCAATGGAGTTACTACTTGGAATGATACTGTTTGGAATACTTATAGTAGCAGATGCCCAATAACTCCATGTGGATATTGTAATGAGTTTGGTAACTTTACTGGAATTAAGGACTTGGTAATTCCTGCCTCAGATGGTATCAATACCATAACCTTCAAAGTACCAAGGTGGAGAGGATTTGATAACGTGTTTGGAGATATTTGGACTAATCTGGATGGTATCCTAGTAGATACTCCTGTCGGTGCCAGTGAGTCTACACCAAATTATGTGTATATTATAAATGACCCTGATAAGTTCACTGATACTTTGTCAGATGCACCTACCAATGCGGATAGAGTAGTAGCATCAGGACATGCAGGAGGGTATATTACAAAGTGGGCATTAGGGGAGTATGCAGATATAATACCTGTTAGTGTTGGCGGTTCTGCAACTACTTATATGTGTGACCATTACTGGGTAGATTACGATAATACTCAGAATACATTACTGTTTGGTGGCAGGGCTTCTTATGGTTCTTATGCTGGCTTGGCTCACTTCCTTTCTGCTAATAGTTCAGATACTATTGCTGCCCATGTCGGCTTTAGGTGCTTAACACTAATAAGCTGATTCGATAAAGAAAAGAAAATCATAGTTTCACTATGTAGGACATATATTATACGACTTGGTTAGTTCTAATTGTAAAAACTAGTTAGTAGCAAGGCTAATAATGGTTCTAATGCTAGCTTAGCTAACTTCAATTCTACTAATAGTTCAGGTAATGTTAATGCCAATGTCAGCTTAAGGTATTTTTTTTTGTTTTCTTTTTAAATTTTATATGTGATATATGTTATAGATTCAGTGAACGGAATTAATGGGATATATGGTAAAGGAGTTCCTATTGGTAATTACCTATCCCAATACTTTGCAAACTTGTATCTGACAGGTTTTGACCATTGGTGTAAAGAGGAATTAAAGTGCAGGTATTACTATAGATATGCAGATGATATAGTAATATTAGGTGAGTCAAAGGCTCACTTAAGGAATGTGCTTGTTGCCATAAAGTTGTATCTTAAACATGTATTGAAACTTGGTGTAAAAGGGAACTATCAGATATTCCCAGTAGAATCCAGAGGTATAGATTTTGTTGGATATGCATTTAGGCATGACTATATTAGGGTTAGGAAAGGTATAAAGAATAGCTGTAGGAAAAGAATAAGACACTCAAATAATCTAGCAGGTATCCTACCTTCCTACTTTGGGTGGTTTCAGCACTGTAATGCAGTGAATTTGAAGAGGACTATACTTGATGAGGTGAGGAAAATAGAGAATAAATAACCAATTAAAAATTGAATGATTATGGCGAGAAAAGCTGGTAGAACAAAGCCCATGTCTCCAAAAGCAGGAGTGACTAAAACTAGGAGAAGGTATGGTTGCGGAGGCAAGGTTAAAAAGTAAGAATCTTTATAAGGTGGAACTGTATTTACTAAAGATAATGCCTATGGTAATTGCCTTAGCATATTTGGTAAATACAGTTTCTTCTTATTTTGGAGTTGATATTCCAATACTTGCAAGTATTGCAGGAATGTCTTTAATACCACTAATATTTATGTATATCTCTTCTTATGTATTCAAGTTTTGTGAGTATCATAGGATGTTTCTGCATTATATAGCAGTAAATGATATAATAAACATATATGATTGGTATATTGGGATTAGTGTTACTAACAGAGAATTGTTTGTGTTACACATGAGTATTACAGGCATTTCATTATTTATAATATTATATTTGTATGTTAAAAGTCATAAGAAGCTTACTATTGAAGATAGTAACAGTATCATGATTATGTTGAGCTGTTTAAGAGTTGGTTTGGTGACAATGTAGACCAAAAGATAATAGAATCTGCTATTATATTCTGGTTCAAAGATGTGGATTGCAAATCCAGAAATAAGGTAGTAAGTTACTTTAAAGAATACTGATAGGACAAGGGCAAGGTATAATCTTGCCCTTTCTTTTTGCATATATAATAAGTATCTTATTTGTGCTTGCAAAGTAATTTATTTACTATATTGTATGGGTGTAAAATTCTATATAACTTTGCATTGTTTAATTATATCATAATGGGAGATTATGGAAGAAGAATTGATTTTAGACAATATTCTAGGAGCAGAGGAAATAGAGAATCTGTTTGTAGATGATGAAGTACAGGATACTTCGCCTGAAGATGAAGTAACTCCTGACCAAGAGGATGGTAAGGAGGATAAAAAGAATAAAGAGAAAGACGAAGAAACTACTGAGGTTATTGATGTAGATAACTTGTTTACAGATGAGCCAGAGAGCGTAGGTAGTGGAAAGGATAATACAAAAGGAAAGGAAGATACTTCCTCTAGAGAGGACAGCACTTCTCCCCAAAAAACTATCTACTCTTCCATTGCTAAAGCCTTGAAGGAGGAAGGTATCTTTCCAGACCTTGATGATGAAGTCCTCTCTAAAGTCAAGGAGCCTGAAGATTTCAGGGACTTAGTGGAACAGCAAATCAAGGCTGGTCTTGAAGAGAGACAGAAGAGGATTGATGATGCACTTAATTATGGCATTGAACCCACAGAGATAAAAAGGTATGAGAATACCTTGAACTTCCTTGACAGTGTTAAGGAGGAAAATATCACTGATGAGAGTGATAAAGGTGAAGAGTTGAGAAAGAATCTTATCTTTCAGGACTTCATTAATAGGGGTTACAGCAGAGAAAGAGCCACAAGAGAAGTACAGAAATCCTTTAATGCTGGTACTGATATTGAGGATGCAAAGGAAGCATTGAAGAGTAATACTGAATACTTCAAGGGTAAATATGATGACCTTATTGAGGATGCCAAGTTAGAGGCACAGAAGGAAGAAGAGAACAGGAAGGAACAGGCTAATAAACTAAAGGAGTCTATTCTCAATGAAAAGAATATATTGGGAGACTTGTCAATAGATAAGCCGACAAGGCAGAAGATATATGATAACATATCCAAGCCTATATATAAAGACCCTGAAACTGGAGAGTATTATACTGCTATTCAGAAGTATGAAAAGGATAACAGAGTAGACTTCCTGAAGTACTTGGGTCTGATTTTTACATTGACTGATGGGTTCAAGAGCCTTGATGGTCTGGTAAAAGGCAAGGTAAAGAAAGAGGTAAAGAATGGCCTGAGGGATTTGGAACACGCTATTAATAACACTGCAAGAAACTCAGATGGTAATCTGAAGTTTGTTAGTGGAGTAGATGAAGACCCTGAATCATTCATAGGTAAAGGTTGGAAAATAGATGTCTAAACAATTATGCCAAGGATAAAAAGGTTGATACAATGGGAAGGAGACCCTAATCTCCTACCCAACAGAGAAAAAAAAACAAACATAGTGTATAAGGATAAGTCTGCTTCTTACTCTTCACTTATAGAGGTGTGTGAGAACACGGATAATCCTTCACTTCCATATGTATTTACATTAGGTCCTGCTAAAAGCTATAGGGTAATATGTGTCAATAAACTTAGTCGTATTGATACTACCAATGTAAAAGATAAGACTAAGATATTCATAGCAAATATGATTCATTCCAGATATGACTCCAATGAACTTGTCATTCCCGATTTTGGAACTTGGGGAATGTATAGTAGTAGTATTGTCATGCCGGGGATGTATCTTATTTACTCAATGGGTAACAATGTATCAGTAACAGTAACACCCATTACTGACAGTAATGATATAAAGAAACTATCTCAAGGCTCTTTGGATGAACCACCTTCAGAAATTATGACTCCAGGTTTTAAACTACAGAAGTTTACTCCGATAATGTTGTTTTCTGAATTTACCAATTCAAGGATACTTTGGAACACAGATAATACAAAAGCTTTCATTTCATGTGGTGGAGGCTGCTTCATTCCTGTATTGCTTTTTAGGAATGGAAAAGACTTGAAGTCTGAAAGATTTAATCCTGAAAGCATAAGAAAGGCATTGACTTCCAAAGATGAAGTCCTGTTATTGTTTGCATCCCTTTCCTATTACGATAAAGAATTGACTAAACTAAAGGATGGTACTACTTACAAGTTGAATAAGACTTGGGAGGACTTGGGACTTCAGGATTTGTATGAAGAATATTTAAAATCTAAGTAAAGATTATAATTTTAACTAATAAACAATTATTTTATGGCTGGAAAATTAGGTAAGTTTCAGATGGTAAGCTTCCAACATTGGAAGGGTTTGACTAAAGAAAACCACCTAGGCTCTATCTATCAGTTAGCTCCTCAGAGAGCTACAAACCTAATGGTACAACTGCTAGCCTTCCATAGAGGAAAGACACTTGATTCATTCTTGAATCAGTTCCCTGTAAAGGAGTTTGAGGATGACAGTGAATATTACTGGGACGTTATTGGTTCTTCAAGAAGGAATATTCCTTTGGTAGAGGCAAGAAAAGAGGATGGAACAAAGGTTGAAGATGATGGTAGCATGATTGGAGAGGGTACTTCTCCCTTCTATCTTGTTTTCCCTGAGGACTGGTTTGCAGATGGTGAGTACATTGTGGGTAATCTAAATGAACTGTACCAATTCAGAATTTTAGGAGACCCTAGAATGGAAGGTACCAATGCAGTTTATAAGGTAGAACTTGCTGGAGGTAATACAGCAGGAGTTCCTGCTGAAAGGCTACTTGCAGGAGAGAGATTCTCTATTGAAGCTGCATTTGTAGAAAAGGAACTATCAAGAAAAGTTGGTGATGTAAGATACACAAGCCCTGTTTCTATGAGAAATGAGTGGTCTGTAGTGAGAATCCAACACAAGGTTCCGGGTTCAATGCTGAACAAGAAGTTGGCTGTAGGTATTCCTATTATCAAGGAGACTGATGGTAGATATACCAAGTCAGTAGCTAAAATGTGGATGCACAATGTAGACTTTGAGGTAGAACAGCAATTCTCTGAGTACAAGAACAATGCTCTTGCCTTTGGTAGAAGCAACAGAAACTCCAATGGTGAATATATGAACATTGGTAAGTCTGGTGGTGTAATCAAGACTGGTGCTGGTCTGTTTGAGCAGATGGAAGTTGCTAATACTATGTACTACAATGTATTCAGCTTGAAGCTTCTTGAGGATGCCCTATATGAGCTTTCTGCTTCTAAATTGGACTTTGGTGATAGATACTTCCTAATCAAGACTGGTGAAAGAGGTGCTATTCAATTCCACAAGGAAGTGTTGAAGACAGTATCAGGTTGGACACAGTTTGTTCTTGATAACAACTCCATTGGTGTTGTTCAGAAGACTCAGTCTCAGTTGCATCAAAATGCTCTAAGTGCAGGTTTCCAATTTGTAGAGTATAGAGCACCTAATGGTGTAAGGGTTAAGATTGATGTAGACCCATTCTATGATGACCCTGTTAGAAATAAGATACCACACCCACAGGGTGGTGTTGCCTTCTCTTACAGATATGATATTATGTACATTGGTACTATGGACCAACCTAATATCTTCAAGTGTAAGATTAAGGGTGATAATGAATACAGAGGCTATCAGTGGGGATTAAGAAATCCATTTACAGGACAGATAGGCAATCCTTACATGTCATTTGATGAGGATGCTGCTGTAATACACAGAATGGCTACTCTTGGTATCTGTGTTCTTGACCCAACAAGAACTATGTCATTGATTCCTGCTATTTTGCAAGGATAAACTATAAAGGGGAGTAGGGGTAACTCCTGCTTCCCTTAATTTATTTTTATTTCTATTAAATAAGGAGAAGATATGTCAAAGGAAAAGGAAGAAGTAGATTATGGTACACTTGGTTTTGAAGTAGATGATACAGCACTGCCATTGAGGGAAGTGCCAAAAGAAGAGGAAAAACCTGCAAGGAGAAAACCAAAAGCCTCACAGGAAGTGAGAAATATAGAAGAGGATGGTGATGAGCAGTTGATAAGCTGTTTAAGAAATGAGAGAGTAATTGTCAGATTCATTCCCAAACTGGGAGGAATATGGGGAACTAACCCTAAACATCTTCTTGCTGGAGGTATGGCAGAAGGGTCTGTTAGAGTATTTGTAGTACCTAGGCTGTCATCAGGCATGTATGTCAATGTACTTACAGACAAAGAGAAGGCATTCTTGGAAGATGTAATGGGCTTGGAATACAATGCTCTAAGTATCTATAAGAAGGTAGATAACTTCTGGAATGATTCTAATGAGAGTGGGATAAATAAGGTAAGACTGACAAAGCAGGATAATTACCTTAACCTGTCCAATCCGGAAGATTATATAAGATATAAAATACTCTTGGCTAACAAGGACTTTGTTGCACCATCATTGCAGGCTTTGCAAGATAGACCTAAGGCTTCATATCAGTTTGTCATCATCTCTGAGAATGATGAGACAAAGACTGCTCAGGATAATATGAGCACTACAATGAAGTGCTATAAGGAGTTTGGAAAGATTGAGAGTGATGTGGATACTTTGAGAGTTATCATAGAGACTGTTGATGGAAGACCTACATCTCAAAATGCTAAACTAGAGTTCTTGCAGACTAAGGCTAATGAGCTTATTCAATCCAATAACAAGCTCTTCCTGAAGGTTATCACTGACCCAATGTTACCTACTAAGGTATTCATCAAGAAGAGTATAGAAGCAGGATTGATTTCAAATAGAGGAGGTTTCCTATACTTGAGAAGTGACAATACTCCACTATGTGAGGCTAATGAGGAACCTACATTGAATACAGCAGCCAAGTACCTGAACTCTCCAAAGCATCAGGAAATCAAGTTTTCCTTGGAGGCCAAGTTAAAATAAAGAAGAATATAAGATTATGACACTACAGGAGTTTTCAGATGAATTTGACGTTCTCTACAATAACATATCCAGTAACCAAGCTCCGGGCCTTAATGAGTATGAAAAGTCTGTGTTTCTCACAAAAGCTCAGAATGAGATAGTAAAGAACTACTTTACTTCTACCCAAGGAGGTAACAAGTACCAGCAAGGGTTTGATGATTCTGCCAAAAGACAAATAGATTTCTCTACTCTTCTAGTGCAAGAAGCCTGTCCCTTGATAAAGGTGGATTCCAAGAGGGGAACTGATATTTTGGAGGGTGTCACAATCCCCGGAAATATCTATGGCAGTGCTCCTGAAGCTGTATTATTCAATGCCCCTAGCTTTATTGGCAAAATACTGTTAGTGGTATCAGAAAGGATAATCATTAAGGATACAGATAATAATGTGGATAAGTATTATCAGGTAGTGCCTATAAAATTAGATAGTTTGCTTAATAACCTGAGCAAGCCCTATGGAAGACCTTTAAAGAGGCAAGTGTGGAGAGTTATAGAGACTTTTGGAGACCCTAAAGGGTCTGAAGACCAGACTGTAATTCCCACAAAGTACAATGGATTCAGGTTTATATTGCATGATGCAGATGAGAAATTCCTAGGAGAATCTGGAGGTGAAAGTCCAGAGAATACCAAGGCCATTTACTTTATCACATACCTAATCAAGCCTAAGCCAATAGTATTGGAGGACTTGGTTGGTGTATCAGTAGATGGAGAATCACAGCAATCTCCATGTGTCTTGAATAGTGAACTACATCCTGAAATTCTTCAAAGGGCAGTAGAGTTAGCTAAATCTGCTTATATGGGAGATTTGAAAAGTAGTGTTGAACTGGGACAAAGAAGTGAATAATGACAACTGAGGAATTTTCTAATGAATTTGATGTTCTATTGAACAGTTACTCTTCAGGTGGAATTGAGTTCAACGAGTATGAGAAATCAATCTTTCTTACAAAAGCCCAAGAAGACCTGTTAGTGGAATTATACAATGGTAAGAACCCATTCAGGGAATCATTTGAAGAGACTGAGGAAATAAGGAGATACCTGAGCAACTTGGTGAAGACTTATACCACTACTGAAAAAATAGCAGACATTACTGGAATATCTGATAAGTCTGTATTCTTCAAGTTACCTAGTGACTTGTGGTTTATAGTTTATGAATCAGTTGAACTGAGGGATGATAAGCTAGGCTGTAAGGATGGTAACCAAGTACTTGTGGTACCCACTACCTTGGATGATTACTACAATACATATAACAATCCATTCAGGGGTCCGGGATACAGGAGAGTCCTGAGACTTGATATTGATAATGGGATTGCAGAAATAGTATCAAAGTATAATATAAGCAGGTACTTAGTCAGGTACCTATCTAAACCCAACCCAATTATATTGGTAGCATTGCCTGCCCATCTAAACATAAATGGAGAAAGCAAGATAACAGAGTGTGATTTACATCCTGCATTGCATAGGGTAATACTTGATAGGGCAGTAGGACTTGCAATAGCAAGCAAGGGTTTGGATACAAACAGAACAAAATAAACTATTGTGTAATTTAATATTAAATTAAAATGGCAACATTTAGTACAAATCAGGTAAGGCAATTTTATGTAGCAACTGCATTTAAGACTCCCCATGTAATTGAGTCTGACACTGCTGGTGCTATTGCAGTATCAAATGATACTGAAAAGAAACACCTGTATTTTGAATATAAGGGAGCTGATAACAGAATGAGAAGTGACCTTATAGATATAGAAAACATTCTCTATGCAAAGGCAACTAGTGCTGATAGCATGGCTTACAAGATGAAGTCAGCTACCATAGCATTGGATTCAAGTGTTAATGGTGGTGCTCCAGTTGCAGGTCAGGATTATATCCTAAGAATTGCATTTAAACAGTATGTGGGCATGTCTGATGAGGACCAATACTTCAAATATGGCATGGTTCATGCTTATTCTGGCATGACTGCTGATGTGTTCTACAAGACTCTTGCTCAATCTATTGCTAAGAACTTTAGCAGGGAAATAGTTCCCTTGATTAAGATTGAGGTACATAGTGCTGCAACCAAGAGCAAGGGAGGATTTGATGCAAATGGTTATATGACAGTAACTCCTTCTACTAAGGATAATGGCAAGAGTGATAGTACTAACCCATACTATGATGGTACTTCAGCAATTGTAGCTGACATTGACAGCATCAGAATTACTGAGGTAGAACAGCCTTGGAGATTAGGTGTTATGTCTCAGACACCAGTATATTTCACTGTACAGCCAGTTGAAATAATTGTAGATGGAGATGAGAGAATTTGGGGCACTGTAGAGATGGGTACCAATGGTACAATAGGTAATGGTAAGGTTATTGCAGACTTAGAGTACTTCTGTATGGGTGAAAGAGGAGACATCTACAGAGGCATTGGCTGGCCTAACAACATTCCTACCACTTATCTGATAGACCCAAGCAAGACATATAATGTGCTTGATATACACTATGCCTATGTAGGCAGCAATGAGTCAGTACAAAAGTCTGAAAAGACAATAACTATTGCTTGTGCAGATAAAACAGTTCTCAATCAGATAATCGGTGCAGTGGAAGCTGCTACAGGACTTACTATTGCAGACATCTCCTAAAAGCGAGATACAAATAAGGAGACTTTTATAGTCTCCTTTTTTTTTATTTACCTAATTTGTGTAATATGATAAGATTTGCTACATTAAAAGTCTCAGGAGAATGCAGGCAGTTGGTAATTGATGCTTCTATAGAAGCATACTCCTTCTATGATGATGTCTATATTGACTCAGTAGTCATAGATACTCAGGATACCTTCATGACCTCTGGGCCATCATCAAGCAGTGTGTATACAAAAAGCATTGATGGTAATTCCAAGCATGTGACATTAATCCTAGACAAGACAGATTTCAATGCAGCAGTAGATTTTGGTAAGGACTTATTCTTTGTCTATATTACTGTCAAAGGTACAGTGGCACCTGATACTCCATGTGGGTATGACAGATATTATGATTTAGGAATAGCTGTCAATATGCATAACCTTTATAAGTCACTGATGGGTGGCATCAGACAGGTAGAGGAGACTTGCAATATTCCCAAGCAGCTTATAGACAAATACCTTCAACTGAAGGCTTTTACTACTTCCTTAAAGACAGGGAACTATACTTTGGCAATAAAGTATTGGAACAAGTTCTTTAGGAACTGTGTGATAACAGATGATACAAGTACTAAATGTGAGTGTTCATTATGGATAACTTAAGTAATGTATTGGAAAGGGCATTAACTACATACTTCAATGTACTTTCAAGTACAGGATATGTATGTTATAATGATGTCAATAAGTTACTGCTTTTGTCCTTGATAGAAGAGCTTACTAGTGGCCCAATGTCTGCCTTTATAGATGATAAGGACTACAATAGCATGAATAATGCCCTATATTGTATATTTGGTACTTCATGCCTAATACCATATCCTCCTACTGAGGAAAGCTCTGCTGTGTATGGTGAAGGGGAATCTATCAGAATATCTGAGGATGACATGATAAGATTCACACAAGATAACAAACCTAGAACTCCTGCTATATAAGTTATATATTTGCTTACTGCAAAAGATTCAATTAAAACTATTGCAATATTGATTATAAATATCTATATTTGCAATAGTTTTTTATTTATTAATAAGCATGCATATATAGTTATGACATACAGAGAATTAGTTTATTTATGTCTGGATGAGGTAAAGAGTATATCAGATGACTCTACTTTCAATGAGAATCATATTATACTTTTGGCAGATAAGTATAGGGCATTCCTTATAAAGCAAAGATATTCTGATGTTAAGAAGCATATACCTGAAAGCAACTATCAGACTATATGTCTGGATTTGACCAAATCAGTATCTCCTTCTGATTCATGTGGCAGAGCCTATCTTATGAGTAAGGAAGAGGTACCTAATATATTAAGTGTCAGTAATACCAGAGTATATCCTATTGATTTCTATCAGGATAGTATAACCTTCATAAGCAGGGATAGGATGAGATATGTAGGATATGACAAATATCTACAGAACATAATATATTGCTCTCTTGCTCCGGATAACCACTTGTATTTAATCTCTATGAATCCCCAATTCCTTTACCTCTCCAAGATAAAGGTAACTGCTATATTTGAAGATGCCAGCATAGCCTCTGAATTGGAATGTGGAGACAATAAGGAGTGTGATGTGCTTGATAGGAAATTTCCTATTGAGGAGAGCCTTGTTACTCCCCTTGTAAGTCTTATAGTAGGAGAGGTGCTGGGTGCTAAATACAGACCTGATGATAATAAGAACAATGCTAAGGATGATTCATCTGATGTTTCAGTAAAGCAGTAACCTATGAGTGATTGTCAAGAAGAGTATAAGAAATGGAAGGAGTTTAGGACATCAGTGTGTCACTTGAATGAACATAGGACACATAAGGTATCAGGTTCCTTGGGTGTGTACGATGCCTACAAGTATATAAGGAAAAACAAGTGGTTTGACATAGGCAGGCCATTGACTGAGCATGAGTTTTACAGCATTATAAGAAGAGTCAACAACTATCTGGCTGAAGAGCTGCTTAAAGGACATGATATTAGTCTTCCTCATAGGATGGGAAGACTGGAGCTGAGAAAATATGATGCCAAAATCTACCTTAAAGATAATAAGGTTGTCACCAATTTGCCAATAGATTGGGATAAGACATTAAGGTTATGGTATGAAGACAAAGAATCTTATGATAATAGGACTTTAGTTAGAATGGAGGAGAAAGAGGTATTTAAAATCCATTATAATAGAAGTAAGGCAGACTATAATAACCAAACCTTTTATGAGTTCAATCCCAATAGAGAATTAAGGAAAGAATTGAAGAAGAGGATAAAAGATGGTAAGCTTGATGCCTTCAAGTGTTAAACTAAAGGATTGTAGAAATTTAATTGAGATGGATAAATGATTAATAATATTCAATATACTAACATCAGACAGATACTGGATAGACTGAAAAGGCATCCTCTATTGCAGAACCTTACACTTGAACAAGTGGTATCCCACCTAGTTACATTTATTGGGATATTTGGAATGCCAGAGTTATATTTAAATAGGGAGAGTGTACTGCATATAGAAGAGTTTAGGGCCATATTGCCCTGTGACCTTGTATCCATAAATCAGGTGAAGGAGTGTAAGACTGGGATATGTTTAAGGAGCATGACAGATAATTTCATGCCTAGAGAACATCGTGATAAGTATGAAGGACATAAAAGACCACAAGAGTTTGCCTTTAAGACACAAGGCAGAGTAATATATACTTCCTTCAAGTCAGGAGATATAATAGTCTCATATAAGTCTGTTCCAATAGATGAGGATGGGTTTCCATTGCTCATAGACAATCCTGTGTTTATGAGAACACTTGAGCTATATATTAAGATGGAAGAGTTCACTACTTTGTTTGATATGGGAAAGATTTCTCCTGCTGTATTACAGAACACCCAACAACAATATGCTTGGTCAGCAGGACAATTACAGAGTGAATTTACTATACCATCACAATCTGAAATGGAATCAATAAGCAGAATGTGGAATACTCTTATTCAAAGGACAAGTGAGTTTGATAATGGATTCTCTTCTCTTGGCAATAAAGAGTATATAAAATTGCAATAGTATGATAAAGAAATCTACATGGCAGATAAAAGGTATGCAGAGGGACTTGTCTGTAAGCAAATTCTCTTCTGAGTATGCTTATGAGAACAAGAATATAAGGATAATGTCTACTGATGATAATACCCTGCTCAGCATAGTAAATGAGAAGGGCACTAAAGAGGTATCAAACATAGAAGGTATAGACTCTATAAAGGGATTGCCTATAGGACAAGCTACAATTAATGGTTATCTAGTACTGTTCACTACAGACCAAGACAATGGAAAAGATTACATATATAAGATATGGTTTGACAAGGACAGCTTGCATGGAGTAATATTATATGATAGTAACAAAGGCAATCTTAACTTTAATCCTCTCTATCCTATAGAGACATTGTCATTCTATGAAGATGATAACATACAGAAAGTATATTGGACTGATGGATTAAACCAGCCCAGAGTTATCAATATTACTTCTATAGAAGATTACACACCCAATTCTTTTGACTTTGTTATGAGTTTGAATCCCGGTTCAACTGTTAACATAACCAATATAGAAAAAGGGTATAGTGGGATATTCCCGTCAGGGGTAATACAATATTGTGTTACAGTCTATACCAAGAATGCTCAGGAGTCCAATATACTGGCTATATCTCCTCTATATTACATAACAAAGTATGATAATGGAGGTAGTCCTGAGGATTCTTTATCTGTGAGTTTTAATGTGACAGTGTCTGTTAAAGATGTTGCATGTGAATATGTCAGATTATATTCAATACTGAGAACTACACAAGATTCAACTCCCATTGTCAAAAGAGTTCAAGATATAAAGTTATCTTCCTCTACTCAAACAATCAGTTTTACAGATACTGGTAATATTGGAGAGAGTATTGACCCTACTGAATTATTATACTTGGGAGGAGAAGACATATCTTGTGGTACAATGTGCCAAAAGGACAATACATTATTCTTAGGAAATATCAATGTTAATAGAATTGAGCCTGATAGCTCTATTAGAGAGTACTTCAGAGGATTAAATGTAAACCTCAATACAGTTACCACAATTAATTTGGGAACACCTTCTGGATATTATCAACATGAGTTTCAGTTGAATAACAACTCTAGCACTATTAAGATATTTAAATATTTGGAGTGGTACAGATTTGGCATACAGTTTAAGCATAAGTCAGGCAGGTGGTCTTCTCCAGTATTCATAAAAGACGCTCAGATTACCAAAACACCCGGTACTAATGACTTATATGGTAGTTTTGGTGTTTCAAATCTGGTATTCTATAAGTGCATACCTGAGGTATCATTCAATGATGATACCATAATTGGTAAACTAAAGGATTTAGGATATATTGGATTCAGACCTATAATAGTATATCCCTCTATAGGGGATAGAGAAGTAATATGCCAAGGAGTTTTATGTCCCACTGTTTATAATGTTGGTGACAGATTCAGTAATTCCCCATTTGTACAGTCTTCTTGGTTCTCAAGACCCAACATTCCCTTTGATGTGATGAGGTCAGAGTCTGGGGATGCAGGCTTGCCAGATGTGTCACCTATATTTGACGTTCCTGAAAAGGCATTATATAGTGACCAAACCTTGTCAAGATATGGTATAATAAATAATGATAAGCAGTTTTATTCTCCTAATGAGTCGGTTAATATAAATATTTCCTTGATTGATACAGGTACTTGGGCTGAGTGTAGGCATAGTAGTCCTATACCAGGAAACACTCATAGGAATGCGGAGATACAGAATATATCCTACCCTCCTGCCACTCCACGCCTTGCAGGAGGAAACCATTTGCTGACAGATTTTAGTGAATATGTGGAGAAGCATAAACATGAGTTTTTTGTAGACCAATCAATAGTTACTCTTCATTCCCCAGATATTGAATTTAACAGTGAAGTTGAGAATTATGATATTTCCAAGTGTAAGCTGAGGATAATAGGTGCAACTTTGGTAACCGCCAGTGTAGGGGATATTGACATTGTAACTTCTACCACAGGAACTACCATGGTTGGCGCAGGTAATGAGAAGTTCCCACCAACAGGGTTTTACAAAGAGTCTTGTGGTAGTGTCAACATATCCCCTTGGGCATTCAGAAGCCAATTGGCTAATATCAACTGGATAGATAATATTCAAAGAGACTTTGGTGATATTATGCCCTCACAATATAGAAGGATGCAGGTAGGCTTTGCCACATATCCTTGGCATAGGAGTGGAGGTCTTGATGGTACAGGCTGGGCAGATGAGAATGGATATAGACCTGCCAAGTTACAGTATAAGAGGCTATCCAATTTGAAATTCTCTGCCACTAACCTGTACCTTAGCAGTACTAGTACATGGGATTCAGGGGAACTTGCAGATGCACAGATTTTTAATTCAAACGAGGTTACTCCACTCAAATTGAAGGCTCAGGAGCATTCTGGAAAAGGTACTTTAGTGTACTATGGAAATGTGGATAAGATTACTTCAAATACTGAATATTCAGGTAGTGATTATTACCAGATTGTAACATCTTCCACCTATAATCAGAATGATACCTCATATACTAACCACGACATATATGTTGGTGACTTTACACCTACCATACCTTTCACTGATAACTCAATAAATAAGGTATATGACCCTGTACACATAAAGTACAAGTCTACCCCTCATGCTGTTATTGTACTTGAAGACAAGTACAACTTGGGTAAGTACTCATATAAGGTTTTGCCTACTATCATAGATGGTAATGATTATGGAGAGCCTACATCTAGTAGTTGGCCTGTAAACCGTGTTGCAATAACTCATGATGGTGCCCCTAACTTCTGGGATACTTTGGAAGTATACAACTCTGTGTCTCAGGATGTTATAGGAGACTTTGTAGGTACTGGTCCTAATAAGACAGTTAAAAGTATCCAATATGGCTGGTGGTGGTTAGCAGAATTATACAGAAGTGATGTCACTAATAGGTTTGGAGGAGAGTCTGATGATGCTATACAGAGTAATCAATGGTTACCATGTGGAGAAACTACCTATTTCTATGATGATGACTCCAGCCATACTTATCTTGTAAAGTACTTGGAAGGAGACACATACTTCCAAAGATATGACCATTTAAAGACTTATCCATTTACTTTGGAAGATGAAAACTCGGTGACTGAGATAATGTCATTTATGTGTGAGACAAGGGTAAATCTAGATGGCAGGTATGACAATAATAGAGGCAATACTTCTAATCTATATATAACCCCTGAGAACTTTAACAAGCTAAATCAAGTATACAATCAAAAGGATAACTTCTTTACCTATAAGGTAAGTACTGATGATACTTCAGTATTGAACAAATTTCCTAATGTGGTTACTTGGACTAAGACTAAAACTGCTGGAGAACTTATTGATACTTGGACCAATATCACTCTTGCATCCACTCTTGATTTTGATGGTGATAAGGGTAGTATAACAGCTCTGAGAATGCATAATAATAATATCCTTGCTTTTCAAGATAAAGGCATTAGTCAGATATTGTATAATGAGAATGTGCAGATTTCTCCCACTAATGGAGTGCCTATTGAAATTGCCAACAGTGGAAAAGTTACTGGTAAGAGGTACTTATCTGATAGTATAGGATGTTCTAATAAGTGGTCTATATGCAGGACACCTAATGGTACCTATTTTATAGATGATATTACCAAAGGTATCTTCCTACTTAACAACCAGTTGGATAACATCTCTGATAGGCTTGGATTCCATTCATGGATTAACAGTAGGTCAACTGGAATAAATGTATGGAATCCTAAAGACTTTAGTGGATTTGTAACATACTATGATAAGGTAAATGGGGATGTATTCTTCATAAGCAAGGATGAGTGCTTGGCATTTTCAGAACCATTAGGCCAGTTCTCTTCATTCTACAGCTATGAGAATGTGCCATATTTCTCCAATATACTAGACAGGGGACTGTGGGTAAAGGATGGGAAGCTATGGCTGCACAATGAAGGCGATTATAATACCTTCTTTAACAGTTACCAACCTTTCTATACTACTGTCATATCCAATCCTGATATGACCCAAGATAAGATATTCAACACTCTTGAGTTCAGGGCAGACAGTTGGAACAGTGAAGGTAAGCTATTGGATACAACCTATGATACTCTCAGTGTTTGGAATGAATACCAAAGTGGTGAATCCAAGCTTACCCATGTACTTGGAAGACCTTCAAGTCTCAAGAAGAAGTTCAGGATATGGAGGGCTAATATACCAAGGGATAAATCAAACAATAAAGACAGGATGAGAAATCCTTGGTTATATCTTAAGCTATCTATGGAATCTGAAAATACAAATAAGACCATATTGCATGATATGGTGGTGCACTACTTTGAATAACTTGATGGAGATAGCCTAAAGGGAAGGTAAGTAATAAACTTATCTTCCCTTTACTTTTTAAATAATATTCTTGTATAATTCTGATACTTTACTTATCTTTGCAAATAAATTATTATAACATGGTTAATAGAAAAGTTATAAGGAAACACAATAGTCCTGTTACTACTGGTATCATTAATAGATATGATGATGGTGGTAGTATATGGGACATTAGCAAGCTTTTTACCAAAGAAAACTTAGGTAAACTAGGTCTTGGATTATTAGGCCCTGCTGGTAATGCAGCAAATGGTTTAATAAGTAATGGACTAAGTTCAGGAGCAGGCAATGCAGTCAATAAAGTAGGAAGTACTGTGGGTTCTGCCATTAGCACAGTCAACCCTTTATTAGGAGGCATTGTATCTGCTGGTACTGGGTTGATAGGTGGTATAACCAATGCATTATTCGGTTCAAAGATTAATGAGGAAAATGTCAATAATGTCAGAAACTCCAATAATGCCCTGAGTACAGTTAAAGTTGATAGCAGTAGCAATGACTCTATACTTAATCAATGGTCTAATCAGGACTTTGGAGCAGACTTCTCCCAATCAGATATTGGGAAAGATGGATTGTTCAGTGACAAGGCAGAAGATTTATATAATGAGTTGAAGAAGGAACAGGAGATAGCCAGAGGCAGAGCACTGCTAAGTTATGATAATGCAATAGAAAGTGCTGATAAGATGAATGATTTAAGAGCTATGTCCAATTACATGGCAAAGGGAGGTAAGATTCATATCAAGCCTGAGAACAGAGGCAAGTTTACTGCCCTTAAAAAGAGGACTGGAAAGTCAGCATCTTGGTTCAAGGAGCATGGTACTCCTGCACAAAAGAAGATGGCTACCTTTGCCTTGAATGCTAGAAAGTGGAAACATGATGATGGAGGATGGATAGATGAAGAGTTTACTTTGCCTTACAGTGCCTATATAGCAGACAGGGTAAATAACATGGGACTTAATAACTCTCAAAAGGCTGCTGTATACAGTTCAATATATGGGGAATCAAGGTTCAATCCCTATGCCTATAATCCCAGAGGTGGTGGAAAGGGAGCACATGGAATCATGCAATGGAGAGGTGCCAGAATACCTGAAAGCTCTTATCTGCCTAGCCAAATGGACTACTTGGAAAATACACTTAATAGTGTAGATAGGATGAATTGGTTGAGTAAGAGAAGTCTGAACAATTTCAAGAAATCCAATACTCCTGAGGCTTCCTCTTCTGCATTTGAAAGAGGATATGTCAGGGGAGAGGAGTTCTCTAGAACCTCTAAAAGAAAGAAGGCAAGGTCTGTATATGACAAGATGCACACTCCCAGTCTGTCTGACTTATCAGATTATAATATGAGAACTATTACCAAACCTAATATACAGATACCTTTTAATCCATTTGGAGATGGTGGCCTCATGGGTACTCATGGAGCAGATTTTACCAATGGTGTCACTGTTATAAATAATGGAGGATACCATGAAGAGAATCCACATGAAGGAGTACAGATTGGGGTTGATTATAATGGAATACCTAATCTTGTGGAAGAAGGAGAGGTGATTTATAATGATTATGTATTTAGTAACAGGATTAAAGTACCTGATTCAGTGAAGCAGAGGTATAAATTGAAGGGTGGCAAAGGTCTGACATTTGCAGATGCTGCCAAAAAGATTCAAAAGGAATCTGAGGAAAGGCCCAATGACCCAATAAGCAAGAGGGGGCTGGAAGATGGTCTCATAAAGTTAATGCAGGAGCAAGAGGCTCTTAGAGGACAGGGACAATATGGACTTGAAGGAGTACAATATGCAGAAGGAGGTCTTATACCTGATGATTACACATATACTCCGGTGTTTGGTTCTTGGAAATCAGGAGAGATGCCAGAGGTTACAGCTACAGCAAAGAGACCCAGCATGATTAAATATGTGGATTATGACATACCTTCTACCATAGAGCCTATAGGTATTGATGGGCTTTATGCAGGATTTAGTGGCTTGTCCCCTATGGAAATATCAGGTATTGGTGAAGTAGGATATGATATACCTTCTAATGTGGAAGGTACAACTCCTGCTAAAGTTAGGGTACCCAAAAGAAAGGGTAATACAGATAGAAGAGGATTTGATGCTACTTGGCTAAGATATGCACCTGTAGTAGGTTCTGCAATAGGATTGGGTCAAAGTATATTCAGCAGGCCTGATTATACAGGACCTGATGCAATCATAAAGGCTGCAAACAAAGTAGGTAATTATGTTCCTGTAAGCTATAAGCCAATAGGGAATTATCTGCAATATAAACCACTTGACAGGAACTTTTATATAAATAAGCTTGGTGCACAGGCTGGTGCAACAAGAAGAGCTATTATGAACTCTTCAAGTCCTTCAAGGAATGCCGCACTACTTGCAGCAGACTATAATGCACAAGGCAAGTTGGGAGACTTGGCAAGACAGGCTGAGGAGTATAACTTGGCACAGAGACAGATGGTAGAGCAGTTTAATAGAGGAACCAATCAAGCAAACTCTGAGATGGGGCTTAAAGCTGCAATGGCTAATCAGGAGGCTGCACTAAAGGCAGGAAGTACAAGGCTAAGTGGTATTACACAAGCTATGGCAATGAGAGATGCAATAGATGCAAGAAGAGGTGCAAGTATGAGTGCTAACCTGACTAATCTGTTTGACTCATTGGGTAATATAGGAATAGATGCTTATAACAGGTCTGACAGGGATATGCTAATCAACTCAGGGGTATTTGGTACTCTAAGCCAGAAACCTAAGGAATGGAGTAAAGAAGAGTGGGAGGATTACAAGATGTCTGTAGCAGGAGGCAAGTATTCTAAAGGAGGAAGATTAAAGAAGAGAAGAGGAGGTCTCACTTACTAATATGGCAAATTATAGTTTGGTTGTAAATAGCAAGTTCCAGCCTTTCTCTTTTGACAGGTACTTGCAACCATATCAAATATATGGTCAGAATTATAAGGAAATTGAGGAACAATATACTGACTTGTCTACAAAGGCTGGTATATGGGATGGCTTAGCCAATGAGCAGACTGACCCATATACCTATAAGATGTACAAGACCTATGCAAATGATTTGGAGAATCAAGCCAGTCAGCTTGCAAGTGAAGGACTTAATGCTGTAAGTAGGAAGAATATGCTTAACATGAGAGCAAGGTACAGTAAGGAAATTATTCCTATTGAGCAAGCATATAAGGCAAGGACAGAAGAGGCAGCAGAACAATATAAGGGAAGAGCTGCTGGTATGGTATATGAAGGAGATGCTTCTACAGCATCATTAGACAGATACCTGAATAATCCCTCTATAAGATTCAATCAGGCTAATAGCCAAGAGGGATTCAAGAGGGTAGCTACTACTGCTTCTGCATTATCCAAAGGATTAAGAGACTACAGGAATGGCAAGAGACTTGACCCTTATGTCAAGACTTGGCTACAAGAACACGGATATAAGGATACTGATGTAGCAAAGGCCATCAATGACATTCAAAGACTGATTAACGGAGACACTGATGTGGATACTAATGGAGTCCTTAATTCTATCCTTCAAGATGAGCTTAATGTTTCCGGAGTAGGCAAGTGGTCAGACAAAGCTGCTGTTATGGACTATTTCAGTAGAGTAGCTCCAGCATTATATCAGGCAGTTGGTCAGACCCAAGTATCTCCTTATGAGGATTATGGAGCCAAGTTATCAGCACAGGAAGCTATGCAGAGGAGATTAAAAGCTTTAGACAATCCCACTCCGACATTGAATTATAAGCCTAGGACATTCTCACACTTGGAAGCTAATGGTGCCTTATATGTCATGAAGCAGACAAGAGACAAATTGAATGTGCAAGGTAAGGGATTAAAGGCATCTTACTTTGGTAAGAGAGGAAATTGTAATCCTTTGGAAGTATATGAGGAATATAAGAAGATGACAGGAGCTACAAGACCGGGTAGAGGAACTGAGTTGTATCAGGCTCAATATGGTGTGGTTAAGCCTTGGTCTGAAGTGGAAAATGATGCTATGTCTGCCCTCAAGAAGAAGTATGGAAATGATATAAAGGTTATATCAGATGAGGATTACAATGCTTTGAAGACCATGGGTTATACTAACAAGTCTTCTTTTGAGGATTTCAAGAATATGGATAACATAATAGATGCCTCTGCCAAGTCCTATACTGAATATTTCATGAATGGAGACCCTGAGTATCTGTCAAAAGTATTAACCCATAACATCAGTAACCAAGAAAACTGGGAGAAGCCATTTGCAGAAAATGCGACTATCTTGGATAAGAACTTTAACAAGACTTCCAAGAAGTTCAATCCTGAAGATTATGGAACTGAGGACAATCCTATAGTGGATTTCAGTCATAGTACCAAGCACAGGAACAAGGTGATAGTATCTTATAAGGATGGGTCAAAGGTTGCATTTAATCCTGACCTTATCTCAGGGGAAATGGGTAACCTGTTCAGGCTATATGACAGAAGGATTAAAGAGTTGATGTCTGAAGGATTTACTGAGAAAGAGGCAGAGGATTATGGAGAAATGTTTATTATGGAAGGTATAAGTTCTATGGGATTGAGTGGATATAACCAGTCTTTGACAAAGACCAGTTCTAAAGTTGGGGGATAAGTAAATATGGAGTATCAAGATATAACAAAGACAGGTCCTGTAGGTCTTAAAGGACTCAAGGGACTTAATAGAATCCCTGAAATGGGAGAGTTTGAATTAAGTGTATTGGGAGGTACAAGGGCATTACAACAGTCCTTGGCACCTTCCACTTCTGAGGATGTAGGCATGGAGCTGGCTGACAAAGGATATGGACAAAGCATCTATGATGAAGACATAAACTTTGTCAGTCAGGCTGATGACCTGAATGAAGTCAGAGCCATAGAGCAGCCTTGGTATGCCCAGTTAGGGGCAGGTCTTGCCAAAGGAGCTGTGTTGACAGGTACTACCTTTCTTGATGGTACTGTAGGATTGGTGCTTGGTGCAGGCACTGCAATAAATGAGGGGAGATGGTCTGGTCTGTGGGATAATGATTTTTCCAAGGCTATGCAATCAGTCAATGAATGGTCTGAAGAGGCACTACCTAATTACTATACAAGAGATGAGCAGGAGGAGCCTTGGTATGAGAACATCTTTACTGCAAACTTCATAGGTGACAAGTTCATCAAGAATCTAGGATTCAGTGTAGGTGCCTTCTATAGCGGTAATATAACTGCTGCTGGATTGAAAGCCTCCAAACTGCCTCAATTAATAGGAGCCATTAAGAACTCATCAAAGGCTCCAGCAATAGTCAATTCTGCCGTAGGAGCCACTATCTCCTCAGTAAATGAGGGAAGAATAGAGGCCCTGAATAATAGTAAGGATTGGTTTGAGTTGCAAAAGGCACAGCTTGATGACAGGTATAATCAAAGGATGCAGGCTATAGGGGATGCTTATGGTGGCACTGAAATGTATAACCAGCTTGTATCTGCTGAAAGCCAAGCATATAATGAGGCATTGGAGAAGCTGAGTGAAGACAGGTTAAAGATGGGTAATGTGGATTTGCTTATGAATATACCTGTCCTGTTGGCTTCCAATATAACTCAGTTTGGCAAACTGTATGCCAATGGATTCAAGACTGCAAGAAAGACTACCAATATAATGGGAAAAGCAGGGGAATATACTGCTGGTACTACAAGGTTGGGAACTGTTGCTGCCATAACAAGAGGTGCCCTGTCAGAAGGTGCTGAGGAGATGGCACAGAGTATAGCAAGCAGGACAGCAGGTAATTACTATTCAACTGATGTAAACAACTTCTACAAGTCAAAGACTGACCCTGAAGCTTCACAAGAAACATTGGATTGGGTTAAGGCATTTGCCCAAGGAGTAAATGAGACTGTCAATGAGGGGTCTTCTTGGGAAGAGTTCTTTATTGGTGCCCTTACAGGTGCATTGGGTATGCCTAGATTCAGAAGCATGAGGAATAAGCAGGGAGGTATCCAATCTCCTATTACCATTGAGGGTGGGGCTATAAATGAGTGGAGAGATTACAATGAGAGGATGGCAAGGGAAGAGAGAATTGCCAACTACATGAATGACAGAGTAAATTCTCCTGAGTTTAAGAACTACTATCAAGGTCTTATCAGGCATAATAAGTATCAAAATGATATGAATAGAGCTGCTGAGCAGGGTGATGAGTTCAACTTCAAAAATGCAGAGCATGCCCAGTTGGTATCTGATATTGCCATGTTTGATAATGCAGGAAGGATGGAAGACCTTAACACACTTATTGATGCTGCATTTGATACATCAGATGAGAATCTTGCCTCTATTGTAGAGAATACCACAACTACCCTTGAAGATGGTTCTAAGGTTGGTCCATTTGTAGATAAGAATGGAAACCCCATGTATGCTACTCCAGAAGGCAAACAGGAGATGATAGAGAAACTACAGCAGAATCATGATGAAATGACCAAGACTATCAGTGATTATCTGAAGATAAGAGATGACGTTGATATTAGGACAGGTCAGCAATTATCAGATGACCAACTTGAGGAACTGACTTGGATGAAGTCCCAAATTGGTAATTGGGCTGAAAGGGCTACAGCTATGTCTGGAGAGGTAAAGTCAGCTATTGGTAATGTGATAGGCAATCTAAATTCATTCCTTAGATTCAATCAGCAAGTAAGGAGCAGTGAGGGTCAGTCTCATAAAGGATTATCTGAAGGGTATCAACAGGCAGACAATAATATAAGAGCCATTGAGAAAGCTATAAATACTCTTAGCTTTGTAAAAGGTCAGGAGGATAATGTCTTGCCTAGAACATTGATAGACTATCCTAAGTTTACCAAGGGATTAATCAATGAGATTAATGAGGTTGATGATACTGTGCTTAGTGGGGATGAGAAAGAAGACATTATAACCAAGATTAATGATATTGTCAAGTTAGGAAATGCCTCAGAGGTATATAACAACAAACTTAATGAGTACCTCAGGAATCCTCAGAAGCAGATAGAAGACCATATAAAGGCAGGTGAACAAGCTGCACAACAAGAAGCTGAGAAGAAATCAAATGACCTGAAAGCTTCTTTGAGTTCTGCACAGAATCTACAAGAGTTCAGAGCTATCTTGGATGACCAAGATGATATAGTAAACAGGAATAACACCCTGAAAGACTTGGAAGATGAAGGTAACGAGATGGCCAAGAACTATAGAGAAACCTCACAATATAATAATGAGGTCAGTAGGATTATACAATCCTCAGATGAAGAGCCACAAGTAAAGCAAGATGCTATTAAACTCCTTCAAGACCAATTCAATAACTCTGAGAATCTTGAACAGATAGCCAATCCCAACTCCATATTCATTAATAACGATAATGCTTTTGATGAAGATTCTGAAGGAGATATTGAGTTGTCTACAACAAGATTCCAAGAAGCTCAATATGCCCTGCAAAAGGCAATGTCCCAGGTAAATGATGATAATAGATTCAAGGATAGGTTCTCTCCTGAATATAGGAAACCTGTAGAAAAAAGAGAAGGTACCACAAGAGGAGATAATAGAAGAGACACTACTGGAGACAGTGGGACTCCTACTGTCCCTGTAGTGACAAGTAGTGAGGACTTGCCTGTAACAGAAGTACCTGTTGGCAATGTAACTCCTGAAATGGTTAATGAGGAGAATAAGAAAGCCAATGAAAGGGTGGAAGCTCCACAGAGGCCAAGTAGGGACAGAGTCAACCAGTTCTATAGACCTGCCATACCTGAGTTACATATAGAAGCAAGCAAGGAAGGTGACTTTAGGCCATTTGATGTTGTAGTAGGTGAAAGGGAAAAGGGAGTGGACTTCTCTGGTATCTATGGTTATCTTAGAGACCAGGATACATTCAGATATTTAAATGAAGGTAACTTGAAGGTAGGTGATGAACTTGGATTTATGATTGACCCAGACTTCAATGACAAAACCATCTTCATTATAGATAGGAAGAATAACCAAGTAGTTGGCAGCTTGGATGAGTCTGATTACAGTGTTTCAAGATATGAGGGACTGAAGGGACTTGAAGAGAGGATAAAAGATGAGTTTGCTAACAGAGAAAATAAGGCTGGTAAATTCATTGCCACACCTGTTACAAGAGTATCCAAGATGATGGTAGGCAGAATTCCTTATGGTAGTACAGAAAGAAGTCTTAAAGACATCCCTAATGTATCATCAGAAGACAGAAGACCTGTTTTTGGAATCATCAAGAATGGAGTTTTGACAACTAATGGCAAAGTTAATGACAGTCTTGTTATCAAGCCAGTAGATATGGGCCAAAAGGAAGGCAGACTATATCTACTTGTTCCTAATGGGGCTGGAAAGTATTCACCTGCTGCTGTAAGGGTTAAGCACTTCAATAATGAGGAGTTCAATTTAAATGACCCTTCAGTAAGCTCTACTCCAGTTGGAGAGGATATAAAAAATGCGATTAACAACCTGTCTATGGCTACATCACAAGGTGATGTGTCTGCTGCAATGCAGGACTTGGCACAAGACCTGTATATGCAGGATATAATGGTTACTTGGTTTAGTAGCAAGTCAGGTGATGGTATTGTAATTAGTAAGAAGGTCAAAAGGCCAGATGGTACTTATGAGAAAGTTATCATAGATGGTAAGGAGCAAATCAAGGAAGATAAGTATGATATATACTTCTCTACAGGGAGTAAGACTGCTATCATTTCAGGAGTAGAATGGGATATAACAGCAGCAGAGGAACAAGGTGATACAAGTGCTTTCAATGCTCCTAAAGACCCTGATGATATATACAATGAAATACTTGGGCACCTTATTAAATTCAACCTTCCTTTACAAGTCAGTACAAAGAGGATTAATGAGGGTGCATACAATAACAGGCTTATCAATTCTGACATTCTTACCTCAAATATTACTGAAGCTTCAGTAAGAAGCACTTGGTTTACAACTGATTACTTTGATGATGAAGGTAATCTCCATCAGGCTGTAAGTCCAGCCTCAGTAGCTCCTCAGCCTAAGAGGAAGATTGAGACTCCTGTAGGTGGTACTGAGGGTGCTATTTCAGGTACAAGAATAGTATCTGCATTTACAAACAAGCCTTACTTTGTAGATTTGAAGACAAATACTATCAGGGATGAGCAAGGTAGGAATGTAAAAGTTACTGATAGCAATAGGGTACTGTTTGATTTAGCTTGGGCACAAGATAACTTCGGGAGTTTCACAGACTCATCAATAATGGTAGACAATAAGGTTCTTACACCTAATGGTCAGGTTCTTGACAGGACTTCACAGAAGTATATCACAGGACAAGAGGCACAAGATGTGAAGGATACTATTGCAGGAAAGAAGAAGGAGAGAGAGGACAAGGTTGCCAAGTCCAAGAAGATTATCAGTGAGATATATGAGAATCAAAGAAGGATTGACAAGACAAGGACTGATGGCGAGTTCTATTATGTGCTTGAAGATGACGGCGAGTATCACCAATACAGTAGAGTACACAGTAGATTAGGTTCTAACTGGATAGAGTCCTCTAAGCAAATAGAGGCTTTAACTCAGGTGAGAACCAAGTTATCACAGTTGGTTGATGTTCCAGCACAATATGACAATTACTTGAAATTCCTTGAGAATAAGTACAAGATTAGCCTTGATGGTTACCAAGGAAAGGCTGATGCCAAGAGTAGGGACACTATTGTGAACATAGTAAGGGACAAGATGTCTGGTACCAACTCACAAAGGGCATTGGATGCTGGCTCAGCAGTAGATAGTATTATCAGGCAATATTTCACTATAAGAGATGTGTCAAGGATAGTCAAGCCATCTAATATGTCAGAAAATGCCTTCATGGATTTGATTACTACTCTTAATAGGGTCAAATCAAATATGGAGCATATGGGAGAAAGGTTTCTTGCTGATAATATTATATTGTATCAGAAATATCCTGATGGTACAAGAGTTGCAGGAGAAGTTGATATTCTATCAGTTGATAAGGATGGTAACTTTAGAATCTATGATGTGAAGTCAAGCAGATACAGCTTCTATGACTTTACTGACAGATATGGACACAAGGTAAATTACTTTACCACCCCATCTGCCACTCAAAGAATGAGTGCAAAGGATTACTATACCTTACAGTTGTCTGCATACAAGAACCTGTTTGAATCCCAATACGGAACCCCGATTACCAAACTGGCTATAATGCCATTTGTGCTGAGCTATGATAGGGAGAATGTATCAGCAGTACAAAGTGAGAAAGGCATTCCTGTTGAGTATAATCCTGCTGTAAATGTACCTTTGGTTAGTTCTGTTGAAGTAAATAAGGTTGCTGAAACTCCTGCTACTCCAGCACAGAACCAGCAAGTACTGCCCATCTTTGAAACTTCATTGGAAACTCAGAATCCTGTAGATAGGATTCTGCCTGAAAACTCTTTGGGAAAAGATTCTATTGTGGGTTATTATGAGAAGGATGGGAAATTATATAAAGGATATATCAAGAAGGCTGGTGAGGTAGAAGGTATTCCTATATACATTACAAAGGAAAGAGACAGGGGATTTGGCAGAGAGGGTGAAATGAATGAGTCATCTTCTTACTTTGTGGTATTACCAAATGGCAAGCTTGTGGATACCAGAACACTTAGTAAATCAGATGAGGAAGCATTTAATGTTATAATGAAAGCTTTAAGTGCCAAGCCACAAAAGGTTAAGGATATGTCTAATGAAAAGACTATGCTATTCAATCCTGATGAGGTTCCTACTGTTAATACAGCTCCTATTACCAATATAGTAACTCCTGCTACTGTTAACCAAGGCAATACTCAAACAGGTGCTGCTTACACTGCACAAAAGGAGCAGGCAATCAATAACCATGATGAGGAGTTTGAGGATGAGTTTACTTTAAGAAGAGTAGACTCCACAGAAGCTACTGCATGGAATCAGGAAAAAGAACTTGATTGGATTGCAAAGACATTGCCTCAATTAAGTGAAAGTGATAGGGTACATATAGTAAAGGGTCTTATTAAAGTAGGAAGGCAAGGAGCATTGGCTTGGGGTCAATTTGATAAAGGTGTTGTCACTTTATCTGATATAGCTGCTGAAGGTACTGCATACCATGAAGCATTCCATGCTGTGTTTAATCTCCTTCTAGACAATAATGAGAGAACAGTATTATTGAATGAGTATAGAGGAAAGCATCCTAATATGGGTAACCTTGAGCTGGAAGAAGAACTGGCTGAGGATTTCAGAACATTTGTGATGCAAGGAGGAAAGGATACCAGAAGCTTAGGAAGAAAGATAATAGACTTCTTTAAGTCATTATTCATCAAGACTAGATACTGGAAAGACTTCAGGCCATCTTCTATCTACTACTTCAGGGCTATTAATGAAGGGAAATATGCTAATAAAGAGGAAAAGATTAAATCTCTTGATGAATCCAGACTTAGACAAGAGGAGTATACTCCGGAAATGCTGGATATACTAAAAAATTCAAGGGATGAGCAGGGCAATTTATTGGCACCTAATAAGAAACCCTCAAACCTTACTGAAAGGCAATATGCCCATGTAAGAACCAAAGCATTTAAAGAATGGTTTGGGGACTGGGAAAATAATCCTGAGGAAGCTAGTAAGGTGGTTGATGAAAACGGTGAACCTCTGGTAGTATATCATGGTACCAACAGCCAATGGACTACATATGACCCAAATCTGTTTGGTTCTGCTACAGATGAAGGATATTATGGTAAGGGGTTATACTTGTCTTCTGTAAAGAACAAGGCTATGCAATATGGTAATATTATGGAGCTGTTTGTCAATATGAGGAACCCATTCATTGTAGGTATGGATAGTACTTTAGACATGAATGAGTCCACTAGAAGAGGTGAAATAGCAAACATGTTCAATAGAGAAAATGCTCCTGATGAACTGAAGCAATATGACGGTGTTCTATACAGTGGTGCAGAAGGTAAATTTGAGGAAATAGTAGTTCCTGCTGCCAACCAAGTAAAATCAGCTACCAATAATGTTGGCACTTACAGTAGAACCAATGATGATACTAGGTATAGGAAGCTTCCTAAAGGAACATTGACCACATTTGATATGATGGATGACACTATTAAAGAAAACTTATTGAAGAAGGGCTGGACTAAGGAGAAGTTTGATTCAATTTCCCAAGAAGAAAGAGACCAAGCCATCAAGTGTATAGCCTTCTAGTCAATAGGATGAAATTTTTTATTAGGGCAGGGTTAAATCACCTTGCCCTATTTTATTAGGTAAAAAAAAATTAAAAAAAAATAGGAGGAGGAGTAGAACTTAATCTACTCACTCCCCCTACTTCCATCATTAACAATTCACTTAGATTTACTGGCATTATTAGGATTAAATAACCACCAAAATATACCAGCACAAATTACTGTTGCAGCTAATTCACTCATAATTTATATCTCCATTTATAGCCATAGGATTTACCATTAGGGTATATCCTTAGCTGATTATTAATTGCTTTCTTTATCTTCTCCCAATCTTTATTTAAGGTCTGAGACAGTTCCTTGGCTGCTTGAGTAGTAGAATTATACTCTGCTATAAATTTCCCATCTAAGCTATATTGTAGAACAGGTTTATTAAGCCAGCTATTTGATTGTCCTCTTTTATTAATAGACTGTCTCTCTTTAACAGTTCCATATCCAACATTGTATTTTCTTGTACACCATTCAAGATTAGACACAATATTATTGTTCTTAATTTCATCCTTATGATTAATCTCTTTATAATCATTAGGATTGGGAATGAAGTGTATTGCTACTAATCTGTGTACAGAATGCCATTTAGCAATATGATTGCTACTTTTTAAGTTTACTAACTCATAGCCATCATCATTAATCATAGGCTTTAGGACCCTATCTCCTAGACTACATCCCTTCCCACTTCTTCCAAGAGACTTAACCCTACCTAAGTTTGATACTTGGTACAAACCTTCATATCCTTGAATATCTTTCCAAATTTCTTCCATATTAAATGTTCTATTGTTCACTGCAAAGATACAAATAAATCCACTAATATGCAAGTGGATAAATAAATTATTTATAGTGAATAAAAAAAAAAGAGGAGAGAAATCTCCTCTTTTAATTATTGCTTGAAATAAGGTATAGCCAATTCAGGGTCTATACCTCTTGTAATAGTACTTCTCATAGGAACTAATGGACTTTTCATTAAGAGCCTATAAGCCTTAGTCTTATCCTTAAACTGTCCTGACTGTATAAGAGCATCCTCACCTGCAAACACTTCATAATTCATTGGGTTAATCAACCCAACTAAATCTAAAGCAGATTGAATTGTCTGGACAGCTGCTGCTGGGGATTTCATAATTTTCAATCCTTCATCAACCATAGGCTTTCCTGGGATTAAAACACCAGTTTCTGTCTTTAGTCTTCTAAGTTGATATTCTACTATCTTAGTAAGCCAAGGTCTGTTATCCTTATCATCCCAATCAATCATTCCAAGTACTGCCACTATCGCTAAATAATGGGCAACCTCAGTAACTGCTCTTTTAATATTAGCCTTTTCAGTTTTTGATAATTTGTTCCAATCTGATACTATATCAAATTGGGACTTTCTAAGTTCCTGTGCCAACTGCCATAGAAACCTGCCTGTAGTTATGTAGTAACCTTCAGTCCAAGTTTGTAAGTCCATATTGTAAGAAGCTGATTTGAACCTTCTGTTAAGTGAGGGTTTCACCCACTTCCTAAACATTATTGCCATTCTACCTATAGCCAGCCTTTGTACTGCATTTCTGTCAGCTTTATTATAGATACCATGCATTCTTTGGTTTATAGCAGCGGACTTTCTACTGAAAGCTATAATATCATCCTTTGTGAATGCAGAGCCGTCTTCCTTAGTATAACCTTGCTTTAATTGAAGTTTAGCACCTAACTTCTTATTATTCTTATCAATAGGGACTACTTCCATAGCATCCCATAAAGATACTATTTTGCCATCAGGAGCCTTCATTTTGTAAGCATCTGCAAGTGCCAATGAGGTTCTATTCTGCATCCAATGTTCTCCAGCATTATTCATAAGGAATAATGCAGATGTACCAAACATTCTGCTAAACCATGTCTTCCTGTCAAAGTTTACTTCCTTGACATCAGTTTCATATTCCTGCATAACATTGAATAGTTCATCCCACAAGGCAAGCTTGCTTGTTTTCACCCTATTGCCAATCTCTGCAAGGAATTCAGGCAATGCCTGACCATAGTTCCTGTCAGCCCTAAGGGTATTGGATTCATTGAAGAACTCTCCGGAGAAAGACTCAATCCTCATCATCACTCCACCAGTAGCCACATTGGAGATACCAGATAAGACGTTAATTGCTAATGTGTTAAGAGAAGTCACCCTATTAACGAAATTAGCTACCTTTCCTTTATCAATCTTGGTATTGCCAAATGTTCCCTCATCTGCCATATACCTGCCATATACTTGCATCTCAAAGAAATCATTTAATCTCTGCATGAACCTTGTCTCATCTCCTGACTTAGTCAATACTGATTCTACCTTTCTTCCTACAGATTTGAACTTCTCTGCAAGAGGTTTACCTCCTCTTACTTGTACTATTTCCCTTTCCCTTAGCATATCCCTGCCAAGTTCAAGAACATCAATTACCTTACCCATCTCATTGAAATCATTTGCCATGGCAGCATAGGCTGTAAGGGTAGATGTCACATCAGTAGACAGGTCATTGGGGCTTTCTCCCTTCTTCATCTTGGTATAATAGATGGGAAGTACCTGCACTTCTCTGCCTTCAAAGTCTTTCACAGTAGCCCTATCACCAAACTCGGTATCATCTGTTCTTCTGATGAACTCATCCTTTATACTTTCCCATATTTGTTTTGCTCCGGACTTTACACCATCAGAAGACTTTACCCTTTCAAGTAAATCTTTTCTAATCTTAACTGCATTGGTTAAGGTAGTATACTTGTCAGGAAGGTATGAATCTAGCTTGGCCTTTATATCCATAACCTTATTATAGTACTCTTTCTGAGCAGGATTCAGGTTTTGATAAGCCTTATTGCCATAAATGGATACCTTAGGTTGTTTCTTTCCATCAACAATCTCCATATTGGCATCAAACCAAGCCTGTCTTTCCCTCCTGTACTTTTCTGCATAATCACCAACAGGATTATGCCCATACTTCTCATTAAGAGCCTTGAACATTTCCCTAACTTTCTCTTTGAATAAGCCTTGGTTAATCTCAGATATATAGTTACCTGTCAGATTACCTTTGCTGTCCCTTTCAAACATCCAGTCAGTATTCTTTATACCAGCTTGTTCCAGCTTAATAGCAGCAGCCTGTAACTCCTTCATGACATTAATAGTCTCAAGCCTTGCATTTTCCTTACTCTTCTTGACAGCTTGGTCCATTACCTTCAACATGTAGTCTGAGGAGTCTGCCATAGAATCAAGCCACCTGTCAAAGAATGATATATCATTGTCAGCCACCTTGACCAAGTCCTCGGCGGTCATGGTTTTACCCTTAAACTTACCAAAGGGGACAGTAATGCTTTCCCCTACAAAGGGCTTGATAAAATCAACAAAGAGAGGCATTGATACATTATTATATTTGACAAACAGGTCACCAAGCAATGTACTTGTATTGTCAAGTGCTACCCTTACTCTTTGACCATATCTGTTGTCTTCATATTTTTCCTCATCAACAAGGGATTTTCTTATGTCATCAGTAATGTGTTTGTAACTATATAAGTAGTTCCTCACATCCCTTAATACCCTAGCCCTCTCATTTGCATCAGCGGCAGGAGTATTCTGTAACATAGTGAGCCTGTTGTTCACTTTAGATAACTCTTCAAGTGCATTCTCCAAGAATGTATAAATGCCTTCTATCTCATTATTATCAGCCAATTCAATATCCAACCTATCAATAAGGAGCCTTTGGTTGGCACTAAACTGGCTATTGGGGTTTCTTTTTTCGTAAATCTTCAGCCTCTTTAGCTCATTGCCAATGATTTCCTGAAGTAGTTTCTTATCTCTAGTTATCCTCTCTGAGGTATTATAGAATACTCCACTTGATTTGATATTGTCAACATTGATAGTCTCATCCAAGCTTCCATCAAGTATCTGCCTTGCTAAAGAGCCGAAATTCTTGTCAGCCTCCTTCATGGCTCTTTGGATAGAACTTGCACTGAGTTTCTGAAAGAAACCCTTAACTGCTTGGATTACTCTTTGCAGGAGATTTTTATAGGGCTTTGATGGAATATCTCCACCTTGTAGCAAATGCTTTGCAAGCAATTTACCCGCAGCTTCTTTTGCCAGCTTAAACTCATCACTATGATATAGTGTATTATAAGTATCGTAGTCCTCACCCATGATTTCTCCTGTCAGCCCATTAGAGGATATATTATTGACTAGCCTTGTCACAAGAGGATTATCCCCCATGGCCTCAATGGCAAAGTGTGCAAACTCTTCAGGAAGAGCCTTCTCACCTTGGATACCATTAGCAAGCCTAATCATTTCAATAAGACCATCTGCCGCATTCCTTGCAACATCAAAGTCAGTTACACCATGAATACCCATTCTCTTTTCAAGGTCAGTCAAAGCACCTATCCCTATACCATGGGATTCAAGAATACTTCTCAACCTATTATTAAGGTTTTCATTGTATTCCATCTTATCTGCATCAATGGAATTGAATCTGTTCTTTCTTTCCACCTTTATCCCTATAAAGGTTCTTGGAGATTCATAGTCCTTAATCTTGATGACTCTGGCTACATAATCATCCCTAAACTCAGAGTTTTGATTAAAATATATGGCTCTCTGTTTTAAGTCTTTGTAGTTCTTATCATTGTCTATCCATAGAGCAGGTCTGTCCATTCCTCTCTTGTAATACCCAATCTCCTTGTTAAGTACTTCAAGTACTTTAGACTCAGGAATAACCTCACTAATATTAGTTTGCTTTAATAAACTTCTCAGTGTAGGCTCATTGTTTTCATCCAATGTTAATTTTGGCATAAAGTTCCTTACAAAATAGTCAGACTTTGTAATTTCATATATGTACCTAGCCTGTTCTCTATCATTGGAAGTGAAGGACAGCAAGTCCTTGAATAACTTGCTGCCCACTTTTTGACCATTTTTATTTTTTACTGTTGGAATAATTGCGCAATCTCTTGCCATACTTTTGTAAACTTTATATAATATGGATTATTAACAGATAGTATTCCCCTCTGCATCTCTATATTCTGTATTAGGTTCAATGGACATTATGTCATCCACTCTAGGAGCAGAGGTATCAAGAGGAGTGCCATATACTTGTTGGAAAGCATCCACATCTACTTGAGGAATATCTTGATAATCAGGCATGGAATCATAATCCACTTCCACATTCCCATCATCAAATCTTGATAATGTATCTGCATAAGGGTCATAATCCTTCCTGTTCTTGTCAATTACAGTTTCCATCTCTTCTGCATCCTTACCATACTCATATTCAATGAAACTGCTCCTGAAACCTAATGGCTCAATCCTTTCATAGGTTGCTACATTGGCCTGCTCAGTACCTAATGAGAGTAACTTGTAATAGACATACCCTCCTCTGATTCTCTTGCCTATATACTTGAAGAAGTCATAGACTGGGCCATCAGGGGTATCTATCCTTTTCTTGATGACTTTCTTATCACCAAAGGTAGCATCACCATCAATCACAAATGTAACCACATCCTTGATTTCATTATCCTCTCCTATGAACTGAACAGAGGCTGTGTCAGGAACTTCAGGAACCAACTTCCTATTATCCAAGTGGTTATAGACATATTGGTCTACAAATTGACTGTAATCATCATTGGATAATGTAAGACTTCTTAGTGTACTTATATACTCCGGTATGATGTTTCTCACTGCCACAGGAGCCAAGTGGATGAAGGTATTTGGGCCAAATGCAAAGCCATTCCTGTAATAACTGTACCTAAACAGGTTAAGAGCAAGTCTCTGGGCTTCAGGATTAGACATATATAGGAGAGATGTCCAATCCCTCATATATCTTTCCCTTAAAGTAGGACTTAATTGACCTACATTCTTGAACACTACAGTGTCCACAGGATTAGTGTCATTTGCCCTTATCACCCTGAGTCTCTTAATAAATTCGAGGTCAGCTATATCCTCATTGTCTGTTACTACCTTCTTAAAGTAAGCAGGGAAGTTATTGATGAAATCTTTTCTCTTTTCAGAAGAAGAAACAATAATATCACCTACTTCAGAGTCAGGATTTACAACCAGCTCAGAACCAAAGAATCCATTCTTTGACATTATATAGGCAAGCAAGTCATTGTAGACACTATTCATAGTCTTTACATTTAACCTGCCAGTCTTTGTCAAGTCTCTAAGGCTATCAATTACAGCCCTGAATGATTCAGTATATTGAGGGAAATAAGAACCTAACATTCTCTCTGATGTCTGCAAGCCAAGGGTGTAGAAAGCCTGTAAGAATGGAAGAGGAGCTGATAATAATCTTTCTCTAAGAGTGTCAGTATCCGGATTATCTGCAAGCAAATCATCATATATGACATTGGCATTCTTCAATGGGAACTTATCATTACTCTCTATTTGGTCTAACAGGTCTTTTACTTTCTGTATCTTCAACTCTGTATCTGCAATAGTAGGACCAGCAGCACCACCTTGGGTATCAGACCTTGTGGCTTGTACTAATTGACCCAAAGCATTGGCAGAGTTCATGACTCTCTTGAACAGATAACCAACTGCAACTTGTTTCTGATAGAACTCTATCTTCCTAAAGTCAGAAGTCTGAGACCTATCAGTAACAGCCTCCTTGGCAAGCATTATATTGTCTGCAAGCTCTTCAATGTAGAAGCTGTTGTTCTTGTAATTATCATAAGTCAAGTCACTATTGAGAGCAGCCCTTTCCTTGTACTTGTCAAGTACCTCATCAATAATAGTATCTTTGCCTTTACCCTCTCTGCTCTCTCTAAAGTAGGTTTGAGTAATTTCTTGGACAATAGGCTGCATCATAAGCAAACCTATTTCAATAGGATTGTAACCTAACCTCGAAAGAAGCATAGAAGCATCAGCAGTAAATGTATTCTGATTAAGTGCTGCAAGCACAGGGTCTTTCACATTATCCACAGAAGCAGCTAGGAAGCCAGCATTGTTCTTTGAGATAAATTCCTTATCCCTATTCATGACATCATGCAAAGATGTAAGTCTCTTTCCATTCAGTGTAAATGAACCATTTTCCTCATCTAGAGATAGCTGGGTGTGCTGCATCAGGGCATGGTTGGCATTATGGTTGGCATATATACCAATCAGCTTTGCACCAGTCATATTCTGTTGATGTAACATTACCTGAGTTCTTGGAGATAATGGGTCCATCTTGGTTTTAGTCTTTTCCGCCAGCTTATCAAGAGTGTCAAGGTCTAAGTCAAACAAGTATGAAGCAATGGACTTAGGATGAGATTTACCATTCTTTTGAACAGTCTTATCAAGTTTTACTCCTATTGCTTGCAAAGCGGTACTCAAATCACTCTCATAGGAATCATTTAGGATAGTCATTATCCTTGCAGACCTCTTTTGATAATCAAAACCACCGGGGTTAAGAATCTTAGAAGCTGTATCTGCATTAGTGAGAACCCCATACATCATATCTATCAACAAGTTATTTCTTGCTTCAAGATTATTCTCCTGTGGAGATTTGCTGAAATCATACTTGGCCTTTCTTATCTTAGTCTCTACCAAACTTCCCTTTATGCTATTGTAATAGTCAAACAGGTGCATCTCAGGAGTATCCTCAGAGAATGATATATTGCCATTCCTAATCTGGTCAATAGTCATTTTGACATTGTCTATGCCCCACTTCCTGAATCCCTGATTCTGCATAACCAAATCAGTAAACTTTTTCCAATTCACTTCCTTGGATATATTGAACTCAGGCAACATGATATACATCTTGTCCACATCAAAGTCAGAACCTGACAGAGTAGTAATCTCAGCAGGAAGCATGATTGCAGAACCATTCTGTTGAGGCAGGAATCCCTTGATATACAGAGGAGCCATACTATACTTATCCTCTGTTGGGACTCTATAACCAATCAACTTTCTTAAGTCCTCAGGTAGCTTGGTCACATCAAGTTGGTGAGTATTTGGGTCCATGAGAGGCTCATAGAACTCTCTGCTATATGCAGGCATATAACATTCAAGGTACTTGATTCTCTTGTTGGCACCTTCACCTTCAAATACTACATGAAGCTCATCAGTCAGGCCATAATCAGATACCTGAATCAATGCTCCACCTCTAATCTTCTGTTTAGTGATTCTACTCTTGATTACACTATTAAGTAATGTCTGTACTTTTTGAGACTGCACAGGGTCAGAGAGAGGTATATTGAAGTTGTTGTTCTCATCAAGAGTACAGGCCCTCATCATATCCATGCCATATCTCTGATTACCTCTAATCTCTTCAAGTAGGATTTTCTCCACTTCCTTTGAGTCTTTGAATATCTCATCCACATCAGCAAATGCTTGTAGGATATTCTCAGTATTGATAGCATTATACAAGTCAAGCCACTCTTTTTTAGTCATGCTTCTGCCATCCACTGTAATGGTAGTATCATCACTAATGTCAGCAGTAATAAGCTTTCTAATCTGAGTACCTACCAATTGGACTGCATCAATAGCATGCTCAGGAGTTGTAGTCTGAATACCATAATCCTCATAAGATACCTTATGTACTACATTAGGATTCTCATTACCAAATCCGATACCTGTAGTATCCTTTAGTCTTTGGGTGACTTCGTCCTCTGTACTTACATCATTCAAATCTATGACACCTTGTTTCCCAACCTTAGTGGTGGATTCAAACTGTACCACATCAATCTGATTATCCTCCATAAACCTATTTATGGCTTTTAGCTTGCTTGACCTTCCTAATGGGCCAGCTACCAACTCATGCATTGCAAGTAACAGAAACTCTGAGTTCTTATGTTGCACAGGGGTTTTGATTCCAGTATGCCCTTCAACCCCACTGTTATTGTTGACTTGTGTATAGACATAAGGCTTCTTGGTCTGCCAAATGATATTGAAGTCCTTTATATTCCAATCTCCATTCTTGAAATTGTTATATGCCTGTTCCATATCATCTGTCCACTGTCCTGACATTCCTAGAATAGCTCTATAAGAACTCAGGCTTCTATAAGCTTGGGCATCTGCTACATTCACATTTCTGAACTTGCTAATGATATTATCCCTGTCTGTCTTGGTCATCTCATTCTTTCTGACCCTTTCATCAAGCACAGTTCTAATATCTTCAAGTACAGAAGACACTATTTCATCATCCTTCAAGTAAATAGTTCTTTCCCAATCTCTGCCAATTCTCTCACCTTTATAAGTAGCTTTAGTATTCAGTCTGAGGGCAGGAGCATGAACCTCCTTATATCTCTTCTGAAAGTCCTCAAGGTTCTTGTAGAAAGCAAGGTCAGTGGTAGTAAGTTGGATAATCTGTGAAGTAGCTAACTTACTATTCCAATAATACTCTCTGAGAGCATCTTTAGCATTGTTCTTTACAAATAGGCTCCTTGAGATTGATTGGGCATCTTTCAATTCCATCTCACCTCTTGTAGCCTTATCTATGAGTAAATTACTAATCTGCCCCATCAAGTTGTTTGCTTCTCTGGTACCAAAAGCACTATTATTGTTATAGGCTCTAAGTAAGAGTTCCATATTGGTGTTCCATAGAGAACCCAAAGCATCTTTAGCTTTGATAAGTGCTCTTGCAGTTATGCTGTTTTGCTTGGACTGTCCTTCAAAAGGCAAGTACTTGTATTTGCCATTAGGAAGCTCATCAAGTAGACCTACTGCCATCCAATCCCTGTAGGTTTGTTCAAAACCATCTTCCATCATGTCATTAAGTGTTTCTCTTAGAAACAGTCTAAGTTCAGCACCTGTGCCTTCATTTCTAAGCCTGTTAAGTCTGTCAATGAAGGTTTCCCCATTGTCATATTTGATATTATTAAGAGTAGGCAGGAACTTAAATTCTGCACCTCCAAGACTTTTTATAGAGCCATCTTTCTTCCTGACAATATCATAGTTTGCTATAGGCTCAACACTTCTATCACCTCTCTGATATGCCTCATCCCTCTCTCTGACCAGCATAATTCTGTCATATTCCTGATTAACCAAGTCTACTAACTTGTCAAGGATAACATCATCATAGAGCCTCTTCTTACCATTCTCATCCAATACATCTCCTGTGGTGTACTTTCTGAATTTGATAAACTCGGCAGAGGGACTATCTGAGAGTATAGGTACATGGTACCAAGCATACTTTATGCTAGATTTGGCAGAATCAGGGTCACCCCAATATTCCACTAGAAGTGCTAAAGTATAATCTAGGTCATCCCAGTTGGTATAATCTACCTTATCAGAGTTCAATACCACCTTATGACTGAGTCCTTTTCTTAGCTCCTCTGATTCTTCAATCTGCCTTAACCAGTCATTTCTCCAGTGCCCATCCTTGTAGAACCATTCATAGTCCTTGAACTCTGTCTGCATAAACTGTTCAAATCTCTTTTTGTCATTCATGACATTCTTGAGGTTCTTAATCAGCTTACCTAAATAATTGGGGGTAACATGGGAATAATAGGATTTGTCATTCTCCCTTACACTACTTTCTATGGCATCTTCAGTTACTTCTGCCATCATACTTGCAATTGTATTATAGGCAGAACCAAAGGTATTGATAAGGTCTCCTCTCTTAACTGCTCCATTCTCATCCACCTTATCCTGCACTTTACCTCCAGCAACTCCACTAAATATAATGTTTAACTGAGGTAATAGAAGCGTGATAGGGTCAGTAAATGTAATCCCCGTAGCAGTCTTTATATTAGTCAATGAAGTCTTTAATACAGAGGGGTTAGCATCAATACCTAACATGTGAAGCAACTTCATTATGGTATTCCACACATCCTCTCTTTCCAAGAGTTGAAGTCTGGACTCTGTATCAAGATTCTGAAACATATTATTTAATGTCTCAGTCAGTTGTAATCCTTTGGCTGCATTATCCCTATTTATTTCTCCATTCTTTTCGTATATGCTATCATCATCAAGCTGTACTCCATTCTCATAATTATCCCTCCAAGCATCAAGAAGGTAATACACACCTTCAGGCTTGTTGATGGCAATAGTCTCCATCTTGAGTGTACCATCAGGCATTATCCTCTTCTTCTGAATCCAATAAGGCATATAATCCTTCCTGAAGTCCTGATAGAATTGAGAGAACAAAGTCTCATCACCTTGAATAAGCTTGGTAACCTGCTTTACCCAAGGCTTGATTTTTTGTAAATCCTCCATGAGAGGAATCATATCATCAGAGTTAATCATATCCTTTAACTTGTCAATGAAGGTAGCATGGACATAGTCTGCATCAAGGTATCTTGTGAAACCCAAATCATCCTTTTCATATTTACCTCTATAGTCAAGTTTAGGTACTTGTCTGATTACTTTTCTTACAGCCTGTGACAGTGACTCATGAGAACTTACTTGTCTGAAATTGGTCATCCAGCCATCCTTATAAGCCTCTTCTTGTCTCCAATCTTCTGCCTCATTATCCACTTCGCTATTGCCTTCTGGGTCATCATTATTGAGGTTTGCATCAGCAGGTGCAATATAATTGGGGTCTATTCTAATACCCTCTGTCATTACAAGCAATGTACTTGCTTCCTCAGCAAGAGCCTTATAGACATAAGGGTCATCAACTATCTTCTTGTATTCCTGATTCTTGTAGGCAGCTTTCTTCTTAGCAGCTTCCAGCTTCTGCTCATCAGAAAACTTATCAGCACCTTTCATGGAGTTGATTGCATTAAGTTCCTGCTGGGTTCTGCCTTCTTCAGTATCTTGCACATAAGAATTGAAGATATTGGCTACTCTCTTAAATATACCAGCAGGTGTATATTTCCTTATGGCAGAGAGTCTGTCCAAGCTATTAAGCTCAGCCTGCAATCCCTCTTTCTCTACACCACTTACATTATCAATTCTTCTCTTCAAAGAATCAGTCATCTCCTGTAGGGCACTATCAACTTCATTACTGAAGAGTCTTGCAATAAGTGCTACTCTATCCCTTCTTGTTGCTGGGTCAAAGAGTAAGTCCACCTTTTGCTGCTCCTCAATAGAAGTAATCCTTGGAGTGTCAAAAGAACTACCAAGTGCTTCATCAAGCTGTTCAACAGCTTCTCCACTTCTAAGCTCCTTAATGAAATCATTAAGTTCACTTCCTGATGGAATATCCTCAATAGACTTACTATTCTTTTCCTGCCACATACCAACCAGATTGAGTACTGATTGTTCTGTCTCATTAGGAAACTTTTTAGCTAATTCTTTAATTCTTGGTGTTATAGTTAAACAACTCATATAATTAAAAGTATTATTTTGTGCAAAGGTAAGAAATTTAATTTTAATATGCAATGTGCTGCATAGAAAGTTAAGGAGGAATAAGTGATTAACTTACTCCTCCTTGCAAAGTTACTCAACTGTATATTTTACTCCATTGTAGATAAGTTGAGATATGGTGTTAATGTTTACCAACCTCTCTCCTGTATCCTTTTCAGTCTTCTCAATGTCCATATCCATACACCTGTATTTGCCATCTCTTGAGACAAACTGAATCTTGAAGCCCCTCAATACCCTGTCCTCTCCTTCAGTATAATCCTTTATAGGATTGCTTTGAATAAACTCGAGAGCTTCTTTATAGGCAGTGGCCATAGACTTCTTCTGCCTCCTTGCCTTATCAATCATACTAATGGCTTCCATTCTCTGAGCTTCCTTCTCAGATTCAAACTGCTTTTTAGTCTTGGCCTTATCTTGTTTCTTGAAGACTACAGTGAATACTTCAGAGGACTTGATGCCCTCAAAGATAGTCCTGATACCGGGGGTACCATCTTTCTTGTCCTCCCTAGTAACCTTTACTTCTTTCTCATATTGGTCTGAAGTATTAAGCATGTTGTAGACATACTCATTACTAAGATTCGCAGTCTTTCCACTCTCAAGATGCTTGAATACAACACTTTCTGACCTTACTTCTTTAACAACGTAGTGAGATTCTTCCGAGAAGATGTCTCCTACTTCGATTTCCCTAAGATTTACTTTCATACTTTTTTTCTTTTTAACATAAAGCTTCCTTTGAATACTCTGAATATACATCAACCATTTCCATATCACCTTCCTCCACAAACTTCTGGTAATTGGCCTTATAGAGTGCTTTTGCATTCTCACCTCCTCTTGATAGCGCAGCAACCTCAACAAGCTGTGGGGTTTTTGAACCTGTACTGAAGGGAGAGTGAACACCATTAGTCATTTCGGACAATTCAGTGAACCACTGACTGTCACCAATAGAAAGTGTATCAAACTTAATACCTTTTTCAGCGGCTTTCTTAGCCTCTGCCCTCCAGTCAATTTTATTGTTGCATACTCTATTCCCATAGGAATATCCTACCTCATGAGGTGTAGCATCAGCAATGAGTAGCACAGACTTAACAGAACCTTCCCTCCAAGATGTTTCTTCAGTTATCTTCTTAATGACCAACTCATAAAACTCGCTACTATCACCTCCATAAGTGTTCTCAGCTTTACTTATAAACTCAATAATCTCATGCTCGCTACATGTAAGGTCAAGTACTTGATACGCCTTACCAAACTCATGCTGGCTCTTCATATCACAATAGTCCCCAAATGCTACAACACCTAATCTAAGGTTGGGATTAACAGCAAACAGCTTAGGCACAAGTTCAGTGACATATTCCTTTACTGACCTTATGCAGCCTGCCATAGACCCAGTGGTATCAAATGCAATGACCATATCAAGCATTCCATCATTACTAGTTTTACTCTTTGCCTCACTTATATTCTTAGGCTTAACTAGATTTGTCCTCATTGTTTAAATAAGTTTAGATATGTTTTCCATAAACTTCTCAGTTTCCTTCTTACAAGCATTGATGGTTTCAATGTCATGTTGTAGGGACTCTATCTGAGCACTTTTGCTTTTAACATTCTCTTCCATCTCTGCATGGAGGGTGCTTGCATTCTCATGTGCAGCTTTGAATACAGCCTTGATAGATGCCAGCCTGTCATTGAACAGAGTGGGATTAATCACTTTCTTCTTTCCTAGTAAACTCATTTTTTTCTTTTTAGTTGTTAATATATCCTCTTGCAATAAACTCCTCTTGCAGAGGAATAGCCAATTCTCTTGCCTGAGGATGTGCATTGGCTGCGCACCTCAATTCAAAGAAATGCCTCCAGTCTGAAACAAAGGCTGTCATAACAAGAGGTGATTTAATATCTAAAGGAATTACTCTTCTTGCTTGTTGCGGTTTCCATCCTAAAGAAATAAGTCTATTATAAGCCCATTGAGTAGCTAAATTTGCAAAATACCATGTTTCAAATAATTGAAAATCATCTATTTTACCTGCTGATATTGAACAACACATATTTCTAAATATTTGGTCGTCTGTTTTTCCAAAACAGTCTATAGTGTTAGAACTTTGTGTTTCATAAAACTCAGGAGGCAAAATAATACTAAATTGATTGTTAAATTTATCTTTAGTATAATTACAATATCTTGTAGATTCTCTAGCGAATGAGTTAATATCCGACTCCATTTCTCTAGTCACTTCTCCTTCAATAGTGGGATGGTCTTCATCTATGGCTCTATGTCTAAGAAAAGATTCTCCAGTAACTCTATCACAAGTAAACTGGACAGTGATTCTTTTCTCGTGATATTCTGTAGGTTCACAAATATATTGTAAATCGTCAAGCCAATCATTCTCTACTAGTACTCTAAGATTAGTAGTAACATATAGGTATATACCATCATCATTTGTTACTGAGTAAGAATTATATTCATATTTTTCCAACTTATTAAAATACTCTTCTTCACCATCTTCAGGATGTATATACCTATTTATGACCTCTGTTTCGCATTTAAGATACACAGTACCATGTTCAAGCATAGCGCCATGACCACTTGCAATCATCCTATCAACAAATGCTTTAGCAGTGCCTTCTGCTATCTTGTCTTCTGACTTATAGCATACTCTACCTGCTCCCTCTATCTGTTTATATACTCCTTCAAGTCCAGAAGGTTGTTCCCGTATCTCAAATGATGGTTTAATCAATTTCATTGTGCCTAAATATTTTACTTATTAATTCCATAATCCTATCTTCTTTCCTGCTAATTCATCAATAAAACAGAATCTAGTTCCGTCCTTCAAGGAACGTATATACTTACTGAAGTGTGCAATTAAAGGAGCATCATTTCTTACCCCAACAACTTGCCCTATCCTATATACTTCTTCACTAGGAGAGTTCTCTGAATCTATTCCAATAAAAAACACAACTTTGTCTTTATATTCAGAACACTTTTTGCAGGCATGGTCAGAAAATCCTACAGCCTTTCCATCTAACTCCTCTACTTCAGAAGCAGCTTTCTTTGTAAGGCGAGTGTTTGCCACAATTACCTCTTCAGCTACTCCTCCGCAGATTGGGCACATGTACCTAACCAAGGAAACTTTAAAATTATCCATTTTCTTTCTTTTTTTTTTAACCAGCAGTCTTCTTCAAGGCTCTTACACCATACTGTCTGACTCCAGTCAGTTTGCGTTTGTGAAAATTCTCATTGAATAGCTTTTCAGCCTCAGAGATACTGTTGGCCTCTATAAACACTGTATCTTCAAACCCAAGCTTACCAATATAGCTTATGAGGTAGAGTTTAATTTCTACAAGTTTCATATTCCTTCTTTATATTTCTTACATAAATAGAGTAAGGCAAGGGCATATACCTTATTGTAATTACCCTTGCTTGCCTCTTCCATTATTCTATCCTCAAGATTCATGTACTAAGCATTGCTACTATTCCATTCTGACATCTGTTAGCTTCCTCCCATGCTGACTCCAAGTCCTCAAATACCAATACATCACATGTATCAGGGTCTCTTACAAGTTCAATGCTTCCATTAAAATCCTCTATCACTACTGCTCTCATATTTGCTTAAGTTTAGTGCGGTCTTTACAATCTTCACACCAGCAATCATTACTCTCAAGAGTGTCCGTGACCTGCCCAGTATTAGGGTTTATCCATGCTTGCACTTGGATATTAGTGCCACCACATTCACTGCAACAATACTTTGACATACTCAATTATCTACTATACCTTTTCTCATATTACTCTTCTATCACCTCAAAATCATCAACACACCAACCTTTAAGGTCATTGTATTGGTCATTATCAAATTCTCCCTTTACATATTTGTAGGCATCTTGTGGAAGTGTAATTTGCTCTTCTACTGCCCTTTTAAGGTCACATTTAGAGTAGTCTATATCCTCAAAATACTCACCATCCTCGTCCTTTCCAGAGTCAGTTATGCTATAATCGGATACTTTAATCTTAACAGTCTTACTAAGTGTGACACTTACTGTAACCTCAATTTCCCTTTCAGGATTGTCAACCTGATTCCAAGGTGCATTAGGGTCATGTTCTGCACCTAAAGGGTAATATCCACTTTCAGTCATTTTTTTTCTTCTTTTTGAAGTCTGTTACCAAGTTGTTCTCTTTAATTAGTCTTCGAGCAATTACACATTCAAGATTTCTAGGTATGCTAATATGCCTTCCCTTGTCATTTACATAGATAGCATGGTCTCCACTATGTCTACTATAGCGGAAACCATTAAATTTTACTATCCTTATAAACTCCCTTGATGTATATTGTCTCATCTGCCTATTTTGTTCCTACACCTCTGATGAAGTCTTTGGTAATGTAAAATATGCCAACAACTATCGTAATTATATTAAGGATAGGAAACATAGAAAATATCACATACCCCCCTACTTGGTCATTACTTGTTTTATCAAGAAACTCTACATTATTATAGTACCTTCCTAATAGTGTGCAGACAATGAAAGGTAGAATATAGAAGAAAATTATTATAAATGCTACCATGTCCCAATAAATTTGTATGTCTTCTTATAAGTAGCTGTAGTTGCATCCTCATCAGTGGACTCTTGAAGTGGTACAATAGAGTCTTTATATTCAATACTATACCTAGTATCATCCTGAGGTGACAACTTACCAAGACTCCGTAGCTCATCTACAGTACTATTATGAGCCTTTACACATCTCCTAACAAAATCATTCTCATGAGGCTTGAGGGTACCATCTATAACTACATCGTAGCACTTCTTGAGGGCAGCGACAATGAACTGCCTTCTCATAGCATTAACCAGCACTTCTCTTTCAGGAGCCTGATGCTTGCCAAGCATATTCCTAATGTCATCATCACTGAACCTTACCCTATGCTCAGGGTCTTTAAGTACCCATTGCTTAGTCCAATCAGTCTTGCCACTACTTCGTGTTCCTTGGCATATAATTATCTTTGGCATTGTCTTTCCTCCATATATTCTTTATGTTCTCTACAATACTCACTTTCCTCAATAGCAGGCTTTCTACAAACACCAAAGGTGCACCTCCTCTTAGCATTAAAGCCTAATTCTATACTTGATTCTACTGAATCTTGGACTACTCCCCTGATGATACTAAATGCAACATTGAGCCTTTCATGTTCAAGGGGTGTAAGTACTCCTTTCTCAAAAGGGAATCCTACCATACCATTCAATCTCCAAAGGATTCTACTCCTCTTTTGCCACTTTAATTGTTTCTCTGTCATATCACATTCTTTGTTATCAGTATGTCTCTAACCCTGTTCCAATCTACATAGTCTCTATCATCTTCAGGCTCAATTAATGGAATACCCAAAGCTGCATCATCTATGTACAGGTTAGCAAATACTTTGGGAGATGAGGACCATCCATATTGTTCAGGATTCCTGTTAATTCCCCATAGTTCAATGTCATTGTCTATGAACCAACTTATAGCATCATCCAATGTGTCCCCACCCCTCATGGTATATAGGATAATCTTATGCCCCTTTCTTACTAACTCCTTCAAGACAGAAACAGCACCATCCACATCCTCTCCTACCATTGGATACCTATGTTTAACACAAGTTCCATCAAAATCTACTGCTATTATCATAATTGCTCAGCTATTTTCTTGAGTAAATCAGACTTGGAAGTGAACCAAGACTTTCCTATTTCAGAATCCCTTACATCTGTAGCATAACAATTACTCATTGTATTGGATACTTTGTAAGTAGTATGAATTTCTGGAGAATGACTTACATTCTGCTCAAAAACACTTCGTATATTCACTACAACTTTCCTCTTAATCTTGAAGTTTTCATCAAGACTGTACAATGTAGTACCAATGTCCAAGATATTTTCTAGTTCTACCTTCATAAACTTTCCTTTCTAAGTAAAAGAAAAGGAAGGGCACTATTCAGTACCCTTCCTAGTTTTATCTAACCACATAACAGTCATTATAGCATAATTTGCGAGGTCAAGAAGAGTATCTTTAACAGATTCATCATTAACCTTTGCTTCCTTATTTGTAAGAGACTCGATTCTATTCATCTTATCTCCCATCCTTATTATTGATGCTACAATGCCAAATTTATCAAGAGACTTGTCAAAGCTATTATCATAGTCATGATTCTTGGCTGCATAAGTCTTAGCCATGTTATTGGTAATCTTAGTGAACCTCTCCACACTTTCAGCCAGTTTAGGTCTGCTGCCTAACATTCTGATTCCTTCCTTTACCCCTTTTAAGAGAGAAAGGCCAATTTCTGTCCTACCAGAATCTTTATATGCAGTAATAGCTGCATCCAACCTATCAATGAGGTTCTGATATTCCTTGTTTATTGTTACTTCCATTTCTTCACTTTATTAATTACTTAAATCTCAATGAACCCAACATGATGCAATCTCAGGCACAGCTTTGATAGTTACCTTCTTGCAAAAGATAGATGCTGCATACTCCATACATTCACTTAACTTCTTGGCTTCCTGTTCAACTATCTCTTCAGGAGGCTCAATTAGATACTCATCATGAACATCATTGGGAATCAGAACTTTAAATATAAGCCCATCATCCACAAGATGATTGAAGTATTTAATGCCAGCTATCTTGGTCATGGCAGCAGCAGTACCCTGTGAAGGGTAATTGCATGATTGACTGTCAGATGCACTTTTTCTTTTCCACAAGTGCTTCATCACTGACACATATACAGTCTCCCTGTTAATGTCAATAAACTTCTCCTCTACCTTACCTGCCTTCTTGACTTTATATGAGTATCTGATAGCTATCTCCTCAATAGGGACTCCTTGAGCAAACTTCTTTGCAATCTCTTGCATGATAGATGGAGGAATCTCGGATATTACTCTGCCACTATCTCTTGCAGCTTTGTATATATCCCAAAAAGAATCTCCCATACTATTCTTTCTTCTCTCTATACCTTTTAGTATAGGGTAGTCATAGATGTATGCCCTTAATCCGGTTATCTTTGAGATTAGGATATAGCCCCTATCCCACATATCCCTCTTTTGTACATTGAAATAGCTTGCTATACCATTAAATCTCTTGAAGTAGTTATTTTGAATCTCAGTAGCAAAATCCACAGGAATATTACAATTAGCTGCCATTGTAGGAGCCTGGCCATTATAATTGAAACAGAACCTTGCCTTCTTAGCCAAATCCCTAAGGTCTTTTCTCACCTTCTTGACCTGCCCTTCCTCAATACCATCAAGGTCTTTGGGGAAACACATCTTGGCTACAAAGGAATGCCCATCTCTCTCATTAGGGTCATTATAGAATGCAATCCATTCCCTATCATTGGATAGTTCAGTGAACACATGTCCTTCTTGGTCCCCATAATCACAGTCTACCAGCAAGTGACCCTCTTCAGGCACAAATGCTGCCCTTGTCTCCTCTGTGGCTGGAAGCTGCTGGATATTGACACTTTTATCATTTGTCTGTGTAGTGGTATTCTTATCCTCTTCTGCAATGTCATCATCTTTTGTCTTGCCTCCTCTACCCTTTCCTCCTGAACCGCAAGATAACCTCCCTGTATCCATCATTTGATTGAATGTTGGATGGATTCTCTGTGTTATTGGATTAATGGCATCGAGGAAATTCTGACCGAAAGATGTCACTACTTTAAAAGCTGCCGAATACTCAAGGTATAAGGGAACAATATCACTTTTATCCTTTTGCATTTCTATATACTTGGACTCTACAGACTCCCTCATCTTACCTGTCTTCTTATCCTTGACCAACAAGTCAAATCCAAGTTCCTTGAATAGTCTGATTACCTGTTTGGAACTACTCCAATCAATAATACATTGAGGTCCTGTATCAAACTCAGAGAATAAGGAGGGTGCAGGGATTGCAACATATACACCCTCTTTGAGCTTGGCAGGCTTGCCCTTTTTATGGGAATCATAATTCCTTTGTATTAGGGAAGGGTCATTCTTGTCTAGCACATATTTGATAACCCAATCATTAAGCCTCTGCTCTGCAACCCTTAACCTCTCCTTATCCTTGACCATTTTAGCTTTCCACCTAGATGGGTCAAGTCTAATGCCACAAAATTCAATATATGCAAGGACTCTTACAAACTTGTTCTCTATTTCAAGAGCATTCTGCTGTCCCCTCTGTGCTATTATCTTCATTTGGGCATTCATTATATCCTCAAGATATACTACATCATTTGCTGCATAGACTATGACTTCCTCTGTTACACCTGCATGTATCTTTCCTCTCACAGTCTTATCCAAATAAACATGCAAGTACCTGTCACAACATGCTTGTAAAGACAGGGATACAATGCCGGGTGGAAATCCAAGGAATAGAATCTTCTCACCTAAATAAGTGTCATAGACATTTCTAATTACAATGTGTTCCTTATACAGCCATCTCAAGTCAAATTTTGCATTGTGGATGATGAACAGCCTATTACTTTCAAGATAGTCCTTGTACTGATTAATATCAACAGTTGTGCAATCTATCACCACTTGGTCTTCCTTATTTCCAAGTTGAAGAAGAAGCAGTCTCCCTGTCCATATCTCAGTCCCTGTAGTCTCAGTATCAAGCCCTACAATACTTAATGGATTCAGTACTTCAAATGACTCCTCTACAGTTATACACTTATACTTAGCACCTGAATACCCACCAAATAATTCCCTCTGTCCAGTAACATAGTATATCATTTCCTAATATAGGCTACCAATGATTTGAAATCAATCACATATTTGTACTTCTGAAAAAACAGGCTTCCCAATATGCCATGTAATTGAACACCTGAATCTTCCTTAACCTGCCTGAATGCACTATCCATATTAAGTATGGTAAAAGTATCTTCAAAGGAATTATCCTTATACTTGACTTCCATGGTACATGTAGGCATGCTTGATTTAACCTCTCCGTCTATACCAAAGGTATCCAAGTTTTCAGTACATTCCTTGTAATCCAAATTCTTGATAACAGACTTGTTGATTATAGAGTTATTGGCTCCTGTATCTAACAGGAAGTTCAATTTCTTTCCATTATTATAGAAAGTTATTATGGGCAACTCCACCAAGTCCATCGACTCTTTGAATGACATATGAGGCTCACCATTCCTTTTATGGTCTTCGACTGCATTGACAATCAAAGCTACAAAAACTACTATAGTAAACGTAATTAATAGTTCCAATATAAACATCTTCCATGCTTTTTTTATTATTTAACTCCGGTAGAACCAAATCCTCCTCTATTCTCTTCTCCCAAATCATCAACCTCTACAAGCTCAATACCAGAGCTAAGCAACCACTTAAGCTTCTGCCATATAGTAGCCTTCTGACTAAGCTGTATCCTAAACTGGCATATCCTATCACCACTATTAATGGTAGTATTCTCCATAGGAGAACATATATAATGCCACTCATCTGCATTGCCACTATAACTGTTGTCTACTATACCCTCTCCATTAGGGATAAACACTTTCAATTTATCAGGAGCACTGCTTCTGGAGGCTATTATAGCCTCAAATCCCTTTGGCAGCTTTATTGCTACTCCAAGAGGAATATAATAAACAGGTATCTTTACCTCCCTATGACCCTCTGCTACTCCATTAACAGTTCTCCTCTTTAATGTGTTGGCCTGAGAAGCACTCAATTCAACTGTTTCAGCACTCCTCAAATCAATCCAATCTCCCTTTTCACTAATTGAAGGCATGCATCCTCCAGTCAATACTTTTACTTTAATCTTTAGTCTCATCTTTCCAAAATTCACTTGTCATATCTATAGTATAATACCTCTCTTCTTTTTTCAAATTAGGATATTCATGTATTGCCTTGCATACCCAGTAGAACCTTTGATTTGTACCCCTTTTTGTAAGTGGGCCATACTCTTCCATATATGGGCCAAGTTTGATATAGTCAAAGTTTTTCAGGTCAATTTCATCAGCCTGAATATCCCTGCCACTATACCATGCAACCCTTATATTGTTCCACTCTTTTAAGCCCATGCTATGTTTCTTCTTTACAAACTCTGCAAGCCTGTTTATGCTCTCAGGGTCTAAATCTCCACCCATAAATGCAATGCAGGTAATACCCTTATTGGCAAGTACCATCTCCTCTAAAGCATCTTCATCCAATATTTCCCCAATGTCCTCTGCCAAGTAAGGGCTATGGCAACCCTTACAATGGCATGGACAATTAGAGATATTTATGGCTAAAGTAACTTCATTTGGTACCTCTGCAAAAACTATCTTAGTATCTACATATTTCAACATAATTTTCCACGTGATGTAATCATTATTGCAAGATACAGTCCTACCAACAATAGCAGTGGAATCCATAAAGGACTTAGGATTAGCCACCATGGCCAATTAATGACACCACATAGCTTCAGAACTACAAGAACCACTGCTACCATACTAATCCATCTTTCCATATACTCTCCTTCCTGCCTCTATCTGTCTGTCTTCACCAAAGCTCTTTATAGGTCTCAGATACCCTATGACCCTTGTGTATTGGGTAATGTTCTTGCTATGGCACTTAGGGCATTCAGTAATAGGATGCTTGGTAATGTAACCACAAGTATCACACTTACTATTAGGAATATTAAATGTGAAGTAGTTAGTTCCATTAGCTATAGCAAAATCTATAAGCTTGAGATATTGCTCCTTGCTGAGATGGTCTTCAAGATTGATATGGGCTGCACTTCCCCCATCAGTATATTGGTAAGTCTGTCTTCCATGAAGAATGAACTTATCAAGCACTGAGGTATCATCATGTGCATTATAGAAGTATGAGTTATACAGGTTCTCATCTTCTGGGACCCAATAGCCATCTTCCTTATCCCAGTTATAATTCTTTCCTCCTAATCCCTCAGCAGGTACTACCTCAGAATTAAATAGGAATGGCCTGCTTTTATCATGTATAGAATGTATCTTATTCTGTTCTTTAATAGTTCCAAGTACAAGTTGAAGGAATTTGATATATTCCTCATTGTTACTTACCTTAAGTCCCAAGAACCTAGCAGCCTCATTCAGACCATTAATACCTATGGTAGAGTATAATTTGCTGATATGGATATATCCTCCATTTGAAGCTGCAAACATTCCTCTCTCTTCCATTTCATATAACATGGTCTTGAAGGCTATATGATACTTGTAGACTCTTTCGAGAATACTTGTTAGGTACCTCTTGAACTCACTAGAATTAAAACACCCAAAGTCATTACCTCTGACTATACTGTGAAAGTTCTGAATGATTCTATTCATGTTAAGAGTGATTACATTGCAACTACCAGTCATAACACCAGTCAACCCACTTGTAGGGTTGAAGGTATTCTCTGCAAGCTCATTTCTCAATCTACAGCAAGATGCAAGACTATCAGCACTATCTGAAATATAGGTGAAGAAGCTATGGCCTTCTGCATACATTTCAGCAGTAAAGTCCTTATACTCCTTATCTATGATGTCATTGGTCTTTGGGTCATACACCATAGCCATAGTTTCTACAGGGAATGTAAGTATCTGCTTGGTCCTTAACTTATTGAAGAACTTCATAAACAGCCTTTGCAGGCAATCTATTGCCTCCCATTGGGGCTTGGTTCCATCAGGATAATAGAACTCTCCAAACAGAGAATCAAAATATGTGTGGTCATAATAAGATACATTGGTGAAAGGAGACTGATAACTCCTATTACCAGCAGGCTGGTTTACACCATAGATGAATTGCTTGAATGCCTTGTATATGGCATCTTTTATGGTTCTTTGCTTAGTACAAGCTCTTGAAGTAATTACATCATCCAATCTAATGAACCAATCACCGCCAAACTCCTGTATAACATAGTAATTTAGTGCAATAAAGTATTCACCTACTGCTACTGCCCCCTTACATTGAGAGGATAACAGGAAGATAAGATTAGTTACTTGACCACTAAATGACTGTAAATCATTAGGTGGTGTCGGTGTAGTACTATCAATGTTTCCCACACCCTCTGTCATAAGGGGATATAAGCTTACAGCCATGCAATACTGCTTTAATACAGGAGTAGTAGCCTCATCATGTGTATAGATTATATGAGAGTTCAGGTCTTTCTCATACTTTTTGGCCACTTTAGGATACATCTCATTCAGCTTGTCTTTCATTCTTTGCCTTTGTATAACCCTGTTAGTAGTCTTATATACCTCACCTTCAAGGTTGGCAACATTCTTCACAGTCGTATTTGCATTTGCATCTGTTTCTGAAGAAGAGGCAGCATTTTCATCAGATTGGCTATACTTATTCATATAGTCAATCCTCTCCTTGATAAACCTAGCCTGTTTGTGCTGTTCCCTATAGATAATATAGCTCTTTGCCACGTCAAAGAATCTCTCATTCATGAGAATATCTTCCACATAATTCTGTATCTCCTCAATACCTATCACATCTCCTTCTAGTGTGCCAAATAAGGCATCAATCATTGGCTTTATGTACTGAGGCATCTCCCTATGGCAGGACTTAAATGCCTTTGCAACTGCTGTAGCAATCTTGTCTATATTGAACTCCTCTCTACTTCCATCTCTTTTTACTACTTGCATACTTTTTTTTTTACAAAGTGTTTAACCACCCTTCAAGGTTATTAGATGCTGATAACTCGATGCCAATAGGTACTTTTGGTCTTGAAGTGAGATAATAAGAGAGTTCTCTTCCTATCTCAAAAGGACTCCTCATAATGATTTGACCATCTCTTCCAAACCTAAGTGTACCTTCTGCCTGAGTAAAAGGGCACCTCCACACCAGTGGAGTAAGTGTCCTCCTATTGACTACTATAAAGTCATAATCAAGCAACTTAAAACTACTGAAGTACTCATCCTTATCCATATTCTGCCTGATAATAGACCAATATAGTCTGGCTTGAATATCCATTATCTTCCAGATAAGTCGTTAATTTATCTGCGTTCTCTTATGAACTGCTATATGTTACCATATAGATGAGACTATATCATCATCCTAATTTCTTAGGAGCCTCGCACTTCCACTCACTTGAGTGTACTCCCATAAAGGGATAGTCGTTGCACCTTCCTTATTATTAAGGCTTGGCTCAGGATTGTCCTAGAATAACCCATTTATATATTATAGGCTGTTATATTTCAAACAATTTTAGACCTATATATTAAATTTCAAGTCTTAGGATGTTCCCTGAATTCACGAGGTTTTTTATTATTGCAGATTACTCTGCCGAGATACAATATTCTTTATATTTATTATATTTTCTTTGAAGATATATAGTAGCATCCTGATATAGATAATCAAGTATTCTTTTACATACATTCTTTCCACTATAGTGAATAGTGACAGCAATAGTAGACTTTCTATGCTTTAGCCCATTATCAACAACTCCTACATTATTTATTAAATGCTCTTGCATTTTTCTAAGAGGATTTTCCATTCCAGTAATATTAAATTGGTAAATTAGACTATTTTCAGTTCTATCTTTTCTTTTTGTTACAGAAAAACAGCCATCACCATCATAATACCCTCTTATAAAATGTCTCATTAATTTATAATCTAATTGAGGAATTTGCAATGTGTAAGTCTTTGCTTGACTTAACCCATATTCAGACAACTTATTACATAGATGTTGGGAATATAAAGTCAAATTACAATAAGTTTGTTTATATAATCCAATGGGGTTATTAGCTTCTATACAAGATTTGAATTTTTCTAATATTTCTTTATCTTGTTTATGTAATCTAAACTCTATACAACCTTTATCTACATGATTATATCCATCCGCTGCAAAGAATCCTAACCAATAAGCTTTTTCTTGACAATCTATAATATCAAAATAATGTTCATTAAAATTATACTTTCTCATAATACATTGATTTATAATTCAATGCAAAGATAAGTAAAATTTCTCGTATCTCCAAATTAATAAATAAATTACTTATTTTTCATATCTCCAATCCACGAAAGACTTATAGAAATCCCATTCAGTGTGGGAACTTGTCTTCAAATCTACAGGCTTTATCCATTTCTCTTTATGATTGACCATAATCAAGTCAGCCATATTCCTATAGACTATACCATCAAACTCTCCTTTGAATTTAAGCTGATACAGTCTTTCAATATCAGTCTCAAATGGATTCTCTTCAAAATACAACCAAGTAGCTTCACTGGTCTTAAGTGCCTTCACTGCATTACACACATCTTGGTAGGTCTGTGTGTCAAGTATAGTCCTATTACCTGCTACAAATAACAGATTATAGTATTCATATCCCTTTTCCTTAATTGCCCTAGCTCTAGTCTCTGGTCTCCAATTCATTTGATAACCCTGTTCCTCAGTCTCTTTGATAATTCTAGCATCCTGAATACTGCTCAGGTTATCACAGGAATCCTTATATTGACTGAACAGGGACTTTACTATCCTCACAATAGAGTCAGGAATTGATGGGTATTCTGCCACCATAAATTCCTTATCAAATTCTGGCTGTCCTCCAGTAATGATGCTGTCCACAGCTCTACCAAATGTCAGGGATGGGGTATCCAGCTTATCAAACAGCTTATCTAGGTTATTAAACCCCTCCCTCTCATATCTTGCTATGGTAGAGTAACTTAAGGCAGGGTCTGCCCTATATGTTGCCTCATCCACATCCCAGCTTATTTCCTTTAAAGATTTCATATCTAATAATAAAACTCTTCAAGATTATCTGATGAAGGATAGAGTGCCTCATAATAGGCATCAACCTCTGATTGCAACTTCCTCATTCCCTCAAGGTCAGCCTTCAGGTACTTTTCCTTGGTGTTTGCTCTTGCAAGTGCAATCCTTGTCCTAATGATTGATGAGTTAACCAAGGACTGAAGAGACTCAAAGTCTCTGGTATCCAAAAGCCTAAATGCCAAGTCAACATCGTTGCCGGGTAATGAGGGAATTAAATCCTTCATTCTATCTATGGAACTACTCTTGTTCATAATTCTTAATAATTTCTATTGCCTGCAACAACTGTTTCCTAGTATAAACCTCAAAGTATATGGACTTTTCTCCTTTCTCAAGATACCGGTCATTAAGGTACTTTATAAACATCTTTTTCTTAAGATAGAATACATCATTCTCCATTCCCTTAGCCTCTATGTAAACATTAAGGTCATTGTATTTGAAATAGAAATCTGGTGTGTACTGTACATTAATGATTCTTGCTTTCTTCCTGACCAGCATCTTTGATGAGCTGCCACCAATAGTTGCTAATCTCACATCCCTCTGACGGTCAGTTTCTCTATCATAGTATGGGATTTCAGGACGAAACCCTTCCCATATAACAAATGTAATTGGCTCATACTTAGGCTCAAATCCTTGCTCAAGAAGAGTGTTATATACACTCCTCTCAAGCTTTGATTTAAAGGTTATACCTTCAGAGGTACTCTGTGTGGCATTCCTAATCTTCTTATTTACCATCCCTGAACATGTCTTTAAGAACCTCTCTCAGAACCTTGCAAGCAAATTTTGCATCATCTATGGTTCTGAATGCTGCAAAGTTCTTGTAACTCCTGATACTGCTCTTATAGAGTTTGGTGATTCTCCCATCTGTAAGTGAGATTGAATAAATCTCAGGACTATTACTGATATGGTCTTCATACTTCTTGTCCAATTCAATGGCTATCTCCCTCAATACCATGGCAAATGCTGCTGCTGGATAGCAGGAATCAATGGTATTAAGATAGTTGCAAGCCTTTGCTGGCTTCCAACCAAATCTCTGTGCAACCTTATTGACATAGAAAGCCAAATCATCCTTTGAAATGTCATCTGCATCCTTCTTTTTCCCACTAAGGGACTCTTTTGTGCAAAGAACTCCTTGTTCAATCAAAACAGGAATGATTTCCTCATCTACTACATAGAGTTTGTCTCCTTTTACAAGGATGTCACCAATGTGTACCTCTTCTCCATTTTTGAGGTACAAACAGTTTCTTTCTGCTTTTTTCATTTCTTTTTTTGTATTAATATTCTTGGTACCAATCTATAGGTACTCCGTAAATCTCCTTAACCTTATTGCTGACATCAGCAAATAGCTGGTGTGGCATCTTAGTACCATTCCTTGCAAAATAGGCAGGATGCTCAACTTCAATAATAAAGTTGGACTTACTATTGATATAAGGCTTGAATGTCTGAGCCTGTTTACCAAATAATACATATACCCCAGCAAGGTTATTCTCCGATATATTTCTCAGCAGTTTAGATATAAAAGGTCTCCACATCATAGTATGTGAACCGACTTTATTCACCTCTACTGTAAGTGCAGAGTTTATCATCAATATCCCTTGTCTTGCCCAACTCTCTAAGGTTTGGTCAAAGGTAATACAATAATGCGGAACCTCAAAATTAATTGCTGCTTCTTTAACAATGTTTAAGGATGGGGATAATTCGCTCTCCTCCACCTCTGCCCTATTGCCAAATAATATACCAGTTGCAACTCCTTTCTGCGGATATGGGTCTTGGCCTACAAATACCGCCTTCAGGCTATTGTAGGGACAAAGCCTGAAAGCTTTGAATATGTCACATTGCTCGGGGCATATCTTCTTTGTAGCATATAATCCTCTCAGATTCTGCATTATTGATATTAGCTCATTCTCATCTATGACATTCATCCAATCACCAAGATACTCTCTTATTCCCATTGCCTCATTACAACATCTACATTATCAGCCAAGAAGTCATTCACATCATCATTAAAGGTGTCTACACTGCTGGGCACAGTGGGCTTGACAATGTTATCAATAGGACCGATTATAACCTCTGGCTTCTGTATCTTTCCATGTAAAGTGATAATGCCGTAATTATACATGACATTAAGTACAGTGAATACAATGCCTTTACTTAGAGGTGATGATGATTCAAAAACCTTTGGACTCACATAGCATTTAGTCTTCTCCTCCTCTGAAAGGTCAATAGTACATAGGAATAAAGGATTCAAATCCTCATCCAAGATTAGTCCTGTACTAGCCCAATATACTGTGCCTGAGAGAGTGAACTTCCTTATACCATATTGTCTTGATGAGTTTCTCAGAAGTGAATAAAAAGTTTGTACCTTCATAGGAACTCCTTGCTCATACAAAGGTACTATCACATCTCCATTCTTATCTCTTATAAGACCATTAATATTGCCTACTAGTGGAAAACCTTCATCTTTCCGTACTAATATTCCTACCTTAACACCATTGTCCGTTAATGGAATAGATTCTGAAGAATGAGGAGGTGTTGTCCTGTGTATCGCAAAGATTGTCCGTACCAGTTGCTTAGCGTTTTCTGTCATGACTCAGTCTTTAAATACATAATTTCTGCATTATAAGTTGTAAAGAAGGGTAAATCCCTTTCTATGGGAGGGTTACACTGGTTAGCACAAAAGTTCACGAATAGATTTACCATATATGATGCAATCATATTTGCACAGAATGTGGTCTGCTTGTAAGAACATATTGTCTCATCAGCCTCCTTATCAGAGAATAGGAATTGTGATTCATACCTATTGATATTATACTCATCATCTCCTCTAATGCACAATACTTGAAACTCCTCAGCAGCCAATCTACCATCAATGAATAGGCAGTTTGCCTTTTCCTCACTAGGTTTGCTCTGAACATGATTCTTCCATGCCTGAAAGAAATTCTTTCTGGCTACCATATTGTCAAATCCGCAAATCATTATGTCTGATGCTTTGGTATCTGCGGTAAACCTTTCACTAATACCACATATACCATAATAATTAGCATAATTGGATACCATTTCAGCAAGTGCACCTACCTTTGTCTTTCCTACATCCTCTAATCCATACAATTGGCCACTCATATTAGCCTCATCCACAGTATCATCATCATAGATGAATATGGCCTTGGGCTTTACTCGTGCCAACAGAAATCCTACATAGCTTCCAATCCCACCAATGCCTGCAAGTGTAATGGATTTCTCCCGTATTTTATTATACCAGATAGCTGAACTGAACCTGCTAGTGGTATCATCCATAAGTAATGTGGGGGAATTTATCGGCAGCAGGTTATCTGTTGATTCTTGTTCTGTACTCATAACTTTTCTTTTCTTTCTTAAACTATATAATCTTTCAGGAATTTGATATACCTTTCGATATAAATGTTACTAGGTAACTTTTCTAGCTCATGTATGACATGGCTGGCATAGACTGAGGCCATTTCAGTAATATCAAGACCTTTTCCTTCCAAATCATCATCCTCTATGCTCCACATCAAATACTCAAGGTATGCCTTAGCCCATTCATCAAATCTCCTGAGGGCTTCTTTACCTGCACCAAACCTTTCAGTATACAGTGTAGTCATTGCTCCAGACCATCTGCTTGGGTCTATTTTACTCTTGGTAGTCATCAAGATACTCCCAGTAACTATTTGCAGTACCATTTCCTTGATAGCATCTTTATCAACACTTAAGGTATTGACAGATGGGTCTTCCTGATAGTCAGTTTTCTTATCCTTCTGTATTTTTTGACCATAATACTGTCCAAATACTTTTGTCTCATTGGGTAAATCAACAACAGCCTTATTCCTCAATTCAATTAATCTGCTCTCAATTTCTGAAGACTTATATCTGTTTTCAACCACTACCCTTAGCCTGAAATACTCTATTACTTCGGTATCATCAACATATTCGTCAATTTCTGTCTTATCAGGTTCCCCAAAGAACCCAATGGTTTTCTTCTCAACTACTCTTGTAGACTTTACTTTCCTAGTAACAGCGGCGGAATAATCACCCTTGTTATTGACAATAAGAGATACGAAGTTATTACTGTCTGTACCTTCCTGTTTTAAGGTCTTGACATCCTCACCACTAAAGAAGGTAGCCATGAGATTGTGTGAATGAATCAAGCCCATTTGACAACCTAGAAGTTCCTTCTCACACATATAGGCCACTATATCAGGACTATTACTAAACTCTGTGGTGGCAGCAGAGCCTATATCCATGATATACATATCCTTACACAATATCCTAAGGTCACCTCCTTCAAAGGTTCCCTCATAGGTGTAGAATAATATCCCTGACCATTCCCTACTCCATACCTCCCTACATGCAAACCTTATCTTGTTCTCCAATTCTTCAGGTATCACAAGAGTATAGTCACAGTTCTTGTGGCTCTTCACTTCCACTATTTTCACATTATTGTTTGTTCTTTCCATATTTGAGATTTATTACTTCAAGTATAACACTTAATATTTCTGAGATAACATCCTCTGACAAGAATAGACTTCGGACACTTGTCTCACTGACAGCTCCGGAGATTCTAAGTTTGATTTCCCTACCTTTGAAAGTGCATATTCGTCTACCTACATGCTCAGATACCCTATCAAGTAACGGCAATGACATATTCATACAATATATATGTCCTTTAGCTGCCACTCCAGATTTCATGTAGTATCTCTTAATATCTTTCACCTGCTCAGCTTCTGCGTTATCAAGTTGATTGTACCAGTTAATAAATTCATTACTTACAAGTATCATACATTCAGCATTTGACATACCCAAAACATATGACCCATTCCTGTAGACAAACTTCAACTTCCTGCTGAGAATCAAATGTCTTACGAAATTTGTTATGAACTTTGGTAGGTTCTGTGCTCTCCTATATCCGATGTAATCTATTCTTTCCGAGGAGCTAGTGATTCTTTCTAGTTTCCTATAAGGTCCTCCTGACAATGACTCTACAGTAACAAACTTGCTTAATTCATAACAGAATAGCATCCACTCCTCATTAGTGCATACCTTACTCCTCAGCATATATGATGTGCCTTGTATAGGTCCTGCGCCCAAACAAGGAGTTTCAAACCTTTCAAAGTCACCAGTAGGTATTCCACATATATGACTGTGCATATAGTCAGAGTAGAATTGGTCCAATGTGTACTCTGCCCTGTTCATTCCAATGGTACTAAGAACCCCGGGTGCTGCAAGTCTAACCTTCACATACAGTTCTGTAATGTATACAAAATTTCCATGCTCATTAGTTACCTTTACTCTAGGAAAGTACACTAATATAAATGGGCGTAGTAATGCATCCCAACACCGTGTAATCTCTGTTACACCTTCCTTTATAGACTCTTCAGATAGCTGTCTTGTAAATGCGTCTATTGGTGGCTCCACTATTCTCAAATCAACCCTCTCCTCACCAAAGAATTCCTTGAATACATCATATATCCTCAGGATATTCTCCATAAAATACCCCTTTTCCTTGTGCTCTCTTATTATTTCGGGTACACTCTCCCTAGAAACTGCTTCCATATTTGAGAACTCTAAATGTATACAAAATAAAAAAAAAATAGGGAAGGAATATAATATTCCTCCCCCTATCTACTCTTAGCCTATCAAGCCCTCAAACATTTCATCTATCTCGCCCTTGGTAAACTCAACGGCTTTCTCCTTTTTGGCCTTAGCTTTAACACCTAAATCCTCAAGTATCATCCCCCTAGCCTTAAAGCTGAGATTTCCTGCATCATACAATGCCTCCACCAGCTTTACAAGGGCTTGTTTTACACCTTTCTCATCTGTATAGCTGACAACCTCCTTACCCTTTTTGACGGGACTTTCCTTAGCAGGACTTTCTTTCTTATCCCTCTTCTCCTCTATCAAGGATACAAGGTCACTGGTCTTGCACTGAGTAAAGTTCTTGCCAAATCTCTTCTGACACTCATCCTGAAGACCCATTGTCTTGATGCAGGTATAAGCCTCCATTCTACTCATGGAAGCCCCAGACCTAATGTTCTTATTTGTGGTGGTTAACATAATTACCAAATTATTGGTAACCTGCCCCTTCCAAGTAATATTATGAGGAAGGATAGAGTCATCAGACTTTAACTCTGTCTTTGACAGCCCCTCAAGGAAGCTCATATTCCTATATGAAATCCCTTCTCTTGTCAAATCACTCTTTAATTCTCTCAATGTAGTTGCATCTGAGAGTATTTCCACTGTTCTGTTTCCTGTAGTACATACTACTGTAATCTTTCTTTTTTCCATGCTTTTTTTAATACCAAACTCTGCTTTCTATTCAATCTCAAAGGGCAAATCATCTCTATACTCTTCCCCTCTAGAAGAGGTAAATAAAGGAATGATTATTTTAAGGAACTCTTCCTTTCCCTTGGCCTTGAATAAATCTGAAATATCTTTTCCTTTATCAAAGAATGGTAATACCACATTAGTGAATCCTGTCTCTCTTGAAAGCCTCTCAGCATCTTCTAGGCCGGGCTTATCATTATCCAGACAAATAAATACCTTCTTGAACCTCCTGTTCAATTCACTTATTGCAGTACCACTCATTCTGTATCCCTCACCTTGAATGGCAAGGGAAGGTATCCCTGTGTTAGACCATAGACATAGGGCATCCTTTAATGAGGAACAAATACATATTTGTTCCCCATATTCAGGTACCTTAGTCCATAGGCTTACCACAGAGCTGTCATGCTTGTTACTCCACTTATACCTGCCCTTATTAAAGGGTTGGTATATCTTTAGCGTAACTTTTCCTTCCTTATGTTCAACATAGGCATAGGCATATTTATCAGCTACAAACACATATCTATGACCATCTTTGAGGACAATTTTATGGGATATGGGGTAAACCTCTGCATATTTGAGCCATTCAACACTAATGCCATAAGACTCCCAATATTCTATATCATGTTTCCTCCATTCCCTAATCTTGCATTGCAGGTCTGAGTTGCTGTTATGACTGTTCATATCATTTACAACACATGGTGTATATGTTTGAATATTGCAATTACCCAAAGAAAACCTTTCCATATCCTTCCTGATTCTTGATAAGACCTCACTATAACTACAGCTCCACATATGACCAAGGAGGTCAAAGATTCCTCCCCTGTCTCCTGTAGACAAATCTGTATAATATATCCTTTCCCCATTGGGGGAATAGAGACCAAAGGAAGGTCTTCTATCCCTTCTTAATGGGGAATTTATAATAGTGGGTACTTCTGTAACACCCAAATAATATGATAAAATATCTGCTTCTGTTACTCTATCCAAGATTTCCTTCAAACTCACAGAATCCTTGCCCTTGCTGAATGCCATGCTTTTTTTTTTAACAGTTACACTTACTTGCTCAAATCCCAAGGGGACGGTGCTGAGTCAGTAGCACCCGGAAAGGGTAAAGCATCTGTACCTGACTGACTGAGGTCAGTAGAATCTACCTTATACTCCTTCAAGTCATCAACTATAAACTCAGTGTTGGCAAATGCCCCTTGTTGCTTCCTTTCCTGTAAATCCTGGTCAAGCCTACTGTAATCCCTAACATGATTCTTCAGAAACATGCTGGTATACACAGTCTGATATTGCTTGTTATCGTCTGTGGTTCTTACTCCAAACAAAACCTTGACCTTATTAGAAGGCTGATATGAGATTACATCCTTCAACTCACTGAAGTCTCCCTTGAAATAGTCCTCAATACTTTCAAGTCTGGCTTCACAGTCCTGCGGATTATCAACCATAACCCAAGTATTGTTGACATACTTCATTACATCAGGAATATTAAGATATGCCTTAAGGAACTTAGTCAATTCCTCTTCTCCAAAGTATGCAGGTCTATAGTCCTTGTCTATATTGGCATTATAGACACTGCCATCCTTCTTAGTAAGTACAGTAGCATGTGCCTTGGCCTCTTCAATAGTAGGCCATGCAGTCCTTCCATACTTATCAATCACCTGAATCTTGCTGCTGTCTTTGCTATACCTGTACTCTTGTCTGACAAAGAGTGATACCTTGGTTGTAGTGTCAATTCCATTGCACTTTTCAGGGTCAGTCTTGACAATAAAATCAATCCTCACATTCTTTACCTTGTGCTTGTCTTCTCCTACCTCAACCTCTCCTACATACTCAGGTTCTTTTTCAAGCTGGGTCATGTACAGCTCCTCAAGCTTCTTCTTATCAGGATTGACTGCCAATACAAACACCGAGCCTACTCCTATGAATCTCTTTATCTCTAAGCCTTCAGTAGATACAGAACCTTTACTGATTGCCATAAAACTAATTGATTTGTTATCTTTCATATTCATAAAGATTAATCTTCTTCTTCTTTCTCTTCTTTCTTCTCTTTTCTCTTTAGTATTGTGTAGCCAAGGGAGTATACCCAGTATCATCCATTACTGTTGTATCACTAGTTGGTAACTCAGCGCATACTAGGTCATCCTGCTGTACTGAGCCTACAGCAATATCATGAGCAGCATTAAAGTCAATTTCATATACCCTGTCTTCCTCATTGAATGATACCACTCCAGCTTTAGGTTCATATTTGGTAACCTTTACAGGCTTACCTTCCTTATCAACCTTGCCTGTATCTTCAACCCTCTTGACAATCAGGTCTTCACTTGTAAATCCTCCTGTCAAGGCTTTGATTCCCATCTCATGTCCTTCAATCTCCTTGGTCAGGTCTTCATACTCCTTGCTGAGTTCCTGCATCTTCGCAGAGATTTTATCCCTTTTTGCCACTGCAAAGCTTACATTCTGTGCTACTCTTTTTACAGCGGCAAACTGTCTTACTGTTAGTGTCTTTTATTCATACTTTTCTTGCTAAAATAAAAAAAAATACTTAAATACTTGTTACTAAAATATCTGTAATAATTGTCCTAATCCTCCAGACTTCTGTAATATATCAGGCTTATCCCACAGCTTGTATATTGTGAATTTCCTTTCATAATAGTCTAGGGCTGTTATAAAACATGCTGCCAATTGTGCACTACTTAATAACTTGGTAACAAACAGGGTAGTCTCATAGTAAGGCTTGCCCTGTTCTATACAGTATTGCATCAATACCATACTGATGTCACCTGTAGTAATACTATTATTAGCAACTAACCTTGATATTCTTACAGTCTCATCCCTATCCATAAACTTCTCTTAACTTGTCTACAACAATAGACAAATCATTGGGAATCTCATCAGGAAGGTCATCTAATGCGCCAAGACTATCCTTAGCAGGATATTCCCCATCAAACTCTTTCACATAATGCTTGATAGGTTTCTTGTTTTCTGCATCATAACCTACCTTACCAAAGAGGATAATATCAAACTTTCCTTCAGGTGTTATGTAGTCATCCACCATCTTTCCAGTGGTCTTGAATTTATAGGATATTGAATCACCATTCTTATCCTTGTACTCTTCATAATGAGCACAACAAATGATATTCTTATCCTCAGGAAGTCCCTTGAAAGCATCAAAGATGAGACCCATCCCATAACCAATCTGCTTGGGAGTATCCCATCCACCTTTCATGGCATTTGCCATGTAGAAATCCTGTGCAAGATAATTCATATCATCTATAAGGATATTCTTGTAAGGTGACTTCTTCAACATGTTGATGATTTCTGCCACTGCTGCAAACCTGTCAAGACCTGTGAGACAATCCACCTGTACCCTATTACCTGTAACCAATGCTCCGGCATTAGATAATTTCTGTGTAGGTTTGCCTACATTCTCCACACCTATACTACCTTCAATCAGCTTGAAGTCAGGGTTGGGAACACCCCTACCAATACACTGGATAATATAGGTCTCTTTTGGGTTAAGACCCTTTATTCCCAGCTTGATTCTACCACAATAAGAAGTAGTTTTTCCAAATCCACTCTTTGCAAGAACTAATATCTTTGCCATTACTTCTCCTTTTATGTTTATTTTGTTGATATACGAAAAAGGGATGCAAACTTATGAAATATTTTATGTTTATACAACCCCTTATCTATTTTACTTGTTGTGTAACTAAAGAAAGACTTAGCAGGACTGCTTCTTATGGATTCCAGATAACTGTACACTTTCTGCAATTCTTCCCTGTCATTAGGTCTTGGAAGTTCATTGAATTGGCACACAGCTCCATCAAAGAATAAAGGACATAGTCCTCCCATCTCACCATCTCTATTGACTATCATCTCCAAGAATCTTATGTTATCCTTGAACTTTAATATGTCATATCCCTCATACTCCTTTAAAGCAAACCTATAGGGTGAGAACAGGCCAAGAACCACATTACTGTCTCTTGAAGTGTATTTGCTATCTCCTAATCCTGCAACTGAAGGTCTTATCCTGCCTATCTTGAATGCCTCATTACCTTCTTGGTCAAAAGCCTGCTGCTGGATTATCACAGGAGAGTAGTAATACCTGTTCCTCAAATACTTTGCACAATACTCACTAAGCTTATCCATAGATTGCTTTAGAGTCATTCCCCTCTCAGTATCTATGAGGTTGATGGTATCTATCACAATCAATCTGTACTCATTAGGATTATCCTGCTCATATCTGTCAAACACCTCCTTACTCCTCACTACTCCAAACTCATCCTTGTATTTACCCTCCTTATAATAAGTCTTGCCATGCTCTTCTGCATATCTTACACAGAACTTATATATACCAGTGGGATTACAGGCTTCATCAGGAAACACTACATGCTCTTCAAAGTACCTGATTATGTCCTGCACCTCATCAGATGCAATCAAATCAAGTATCTCTTGTGACACTGCCTCTGTAGTACTCCTCAAATCTCTAGAACTTACTCTTACCTTGCCACCACTAAGCTCAAAGAGCAACCAAGATATAAACCTTTGCAATATCCTTTCAGGAGTTTCCTCCAAAGGGAAATACAATATCTTTATATCTATATCCGCCTTTGTGTAATAGCAAAACATAAGAGGCTTATAAATGAAGGTGTAGGACACAAACTGTGACTTGCCCCCTTTGGTAAATGAGGTCACAGTATAATAGCATGACTGCTCTATACCTATGAAGTCACCAGCAAACCTCTTGAATGGAGAACTGATGCAATTCAGTTGACCATTGAGAATCCTTTGCCTTCTAATCCTCAGATTATCCAGTACTCGCTCTCTTAATGTAATCATTTTAATGTAGAAGTCCAATCATTTCTTAAATTCTCTTCCTGACCAGCATTCTCGATATAGTTAATTAGCTCCGATTCTCCCTCAACCTCACCAGCAGCACCAACTTTCTCTTTGAAGATGAAATACTTTAGCAATCTCATATATGTATAGTTACCATTGAACCCTTCCACATATTTACTTGCTGCCTTAATGATTTGCTCATCAGTGTAAGTGTTTCCATACTTTTTGAAGAACAACTTCAACCTTCGCATAATCAATGCCACTCCATCTGCCCAATAATAATTGGTACCGTCCTTCTTGCCTTTTGGGAATATCTCCTTCAGTTCTCTGGCCAATCGAGATAGCCTCTCATTAGGCTCCTGCTTCTCACTGGATTCCATAATTATGGAGTCCAACAATTCCTTGCCCTTGCCAGTAAGCCTCCACTTACTCTCTTGGAATAATCCATAAGATGCGGCTGTTATATATCCTTCCTTAGTCAGGTTACTTCTAGCTGTTTCGAGGTCTGCCTTATTATGGATGAGTAGGAGAAGCAATGCCTCTCCTATACCCACTCCATTCTTTTGGCAACCTTTCTCACTAAGACATATCATGGCAATAGTTTCTTTAGATGCCACGTTTCTATGTCCATGGCAACATCACATGTATTACTTAAGGTACGACATGATAATACTCTTTCAGCCAAGTCATTACCCAGAGTTTTCCATACATTCTTTGCAACCTTGAACATCTTTATCTTAGCCCTGCATTCAGCTATCCTACGGCCAACTGTCTCATCAAAGGTATCATCACTACTACATCTGGCTTTTCCCCTACAAACTAGAGTATCCCCCATTGATACAGCCTCTTTTGCCATTCTCCCGGGTATATCCATTATATTAGGAATTGCCTCGCTACCAAGCAGTTGTAACGTGAAGAGCAATTCACATACCACCACTTTGTTCTTTTCATCTACTTTAAACTCCTTCTTGATAATTCTAACTCTATTTTTCATAATTCTATTTCGTTAATGCTTGAAATACTTTTTACAGACTCTACATTATACTCCTCAATTATCTTAGCCACTAACTCCTGTTCCCTTGTATCCACAAAGTAAGGTATTATCACAATAGGGAATTTATGCCTAAGGATTCTGCCTATCCTTTGTTTTGTTATAATCTCCGAGCTATTCAAATTGCAGAATATTCCCACTCTACAGTTAGTCAGATTTACTCCTTCATTAAGAATATTGCATGCAGATATATGTTTTATCTCATTCCTGTTAAACAGTTCCAAGTTCTTCTCCGAGTCCCTGTTCTTGGAAGTTATATTATGCCTGCATATTCTCTCTGACTGTTCTATACTACTGCAAAATGTCAATACCTTATAATTCCTAAGCTTGACTAGAAGAGATAATACAAGAGGTTCCTTTTGTTCAGAGCACCACTTCAGTCTTTTACCTGCTGTAGAGAGCCATAAGTTCTTTATTCTCTCATTTCTTGAGTTAAAGTATTTATTCTTGTACCACTCTATAAGTGAAGAGACACTATCATAATAGCCTTTCTGGGTAGTAATTATGTCACGCCCAAACTTCCTAGATTTATAAACATACCTTGTAGTATCCAAATATAAGGGTAACAAGTATACTGTAGGTTCAGGTAATACATTATCCTTTACAGCTTCCTTAAGACCACACTTGATAACCTCAGCATTGTGTCTATACAGGAAATAATCTCTGGTATTTCCCTTGATGGTAGCAGACAATCCAATGAATGACTCATTGATATTAATGGTCTCAAGGATTTCCAACCTTGCATCAGAAAGGTGCTGCATTTCATCAGCAACCACTATATCAAAGTCTGTTTTCCTGTACTTCTTCATGGACTCATAACACTCAAGGGTTATACAGTCAGACATGATTCCTCCCCACATCTCAATCTCATCTCTCCAAGTTTTCTTGTGTACAGTCTTGGCTACCAGAATGAGTATAGTGGCAGGTCTTCCTTTAATTTTGGACACTCTATCACATATATGGTTAATAAGACCTATTGCTACCTTGGTCTTACCCATTCCGGTAATAAGTTCCAAGATAAGGTATTTAGTTTTATCAATCTTTGACAAAGCTAACTCTTGTGCTTCTTCTCTAGTCATTGCTCAATTTCTCTTTACTATTTCATACTTTCCAATATAGTAGCTTCTTGATTTTCAGTAGGCATTTTGTGATAATGTTACCTCCATCCAATGAAAATACTATGGCTTTGTTGTCAAGTTCACACCAATACTCCTCTAATGAGAATATGAAATAAAATATAATAAAGATTCCAAATAGAGTTACATTAAGCCAAGGAACAATGCCCAATAGAACAATGACCAAGATTGCCCATAGAGGTACTCCTATCTTATATGTCTCTACTATTTGCATCTCTCCATTTATCCTACGATACTTTTCAACATTTGTATCTGTCAAGATGCAAATAGTGAAAAGTATGATAAGAATTGATATAATCCACATCACTTGCTAATATCTTTAAAGATTGTAGGAACCTGACCATATACAGGTAACTATATAGTAATCTTGTTGTCTAACTCAGAGGATAAAGGAAATATATTTTTTTCTCTCCCTTCTTACTACCTCTTGAGCCTCCTCTAAGGTATTATATCTACCAAAGGAATGACCCCCAATTCTTACCCTATATTTACCATCCTCTATGGTGATGTTCCTACATTTAGTAGTACTATTCAGAGTAATAGAAACATTTTGAGCATTCTGCTCTTTGCTAACCTCTCTAAGATTATTTCTAACATTATTTAAGGTATTATGGTCAATATGGTCTACAACATTTTCAGGATTAGATTTCTCAAATATAAGATTATGAAGCCATATTTGCTTCCTAACCTTATTAATTTGAATTTTAGTCTTAACTCCATCAATATGCCCACTTGTATTCCTATTGATATGCCAAGTTCCTCTTATTAAAGCTGCCTTAGGTAAATCAACTTTGTCTATATAACATAATAGTCAAGTTCCTTTATAGATAATCTCTAAAGCTACTACATTGTCATCTATTTCTACCACTCTGTTTTTCATACTATTTTCTTATTTTACTTAAATCCAAAAATGTAGAAGTATTCCCACCAGTGATTACTGTTGGTACAGTCCCATCCCATTTCTCAATCCACATCTTCTCAAGAATTGCAGGAGTAAGAGCCTGTTGCCTCAACTCATTGGCTTTCTTCTCTGCCTCAGCAGCTACAATAAGTTTCTTAGCCTGAGCTTCTGCCACTTTAATCTCATTCTCTACCTGCATAGCCTGCTGAATAGCCTTATTCTTGGCATTTACAGACTCTACAATAGTCTGGGGATATTTGAGACCAGAGGTTAGCTGCTCCAACTGAAAGTTTTCTTTGGCAAGTGCCTGAGTTAAGTACCTTTCAATAGCATTCTCAATACTATCCCTTTTACTTACAATGTCATCAGTAGTAAACTTATTGAGCTGGATTCTAAAGGCGTCCTTTACATAATTATATAGTGTACCACTAATGACTTCACTTAATTCCTTCCTGTATTTCTTGAAGACAGCAGGTGATTTACCATCAATAATCTTCAATGAAACAGTGGGGTCTACAGTGAACTCTGAACCATCCTTTGCATTGATTGTAAATGGCCCATAGTCAATGGTCTGTACATAAGTAGGATACTCATATACTGTGGTGGTCCAAGGATTGTACCATACAATACCAGTTACCAAAGAAGCATCATCCACTCCCTTATCACTGCCATACAAATTCACCTTGATGCCTTCACAACCTGCATCTACCTTCTCCATACATGATGTCATTGAGAACACCATAAACAAGGACAGAAGTCCCAAAATCAATTTACTTTTCATGTTTTCTTTCTAATTTAATTGCTGTTAAACACTTTGTTCTGACTGATAGATATAATGTTGCCACTACCATAAAGAATCCTATCACATTCTCAATGGTATTAGGTGCTGAAATCATTTCAAGTCCTAAGGTTATTAGGATAATGAAGATTACAAACCATACAGCAAACTTTGCTACTACTTCAGCTTTCATAAATATCCTCTTTCTTGGATATTTCTTAGTCCCTCTTGATTTCTTTCCATTCCTATTTCTATTAAGGGTAAACTCTATCATACTTCAAACAGTTTCATGTAAGTTCTCTTAGTTTTATCCTGCTTATTCAGAGGTTGTAAAAAAAAAGAAGGGCAAGGGTATTATTAGTACCCCTGCCCTTACTATGAGAACATATCCAGTTAGTCCTCAAACACTTGATAGGTATATGATACACCTCCAAGATGCTCTACTGTCCTCTTCAAGTGGACCTCAAGCCTTTCTTTTTTATTCATTGTAGACCATTCTCTTGGCTTGAAACATGAAGGACAAGAATCCTTGCTAATCATGTACTCATAAGCCTCCTTACTCATGTTGATAGTCTGAGTAGCCGGTTTACATTTTCTAGTGTGGAAAGTGATAATCTCGGGATTTTTCCCATTCTTATCAGTTATCCTCACAGAGCCTTTGGTCATCTTGTCCAAATCTTCAGTTTGGACATAGATGGTCTTTTTGAATACTTTACCGGATTTGGTTTTTCTCTCAATGACTTTTTGAGTTGTTTTAAGGCACTCTTCCTTGCTGAACATTGTACTTCCTTGAAGTTCAATACTCAGACTTAGTTTGATTTCACTCACTATTTTTCTTATTTTAAACCTCCGAAGGTTTGTGCTACTACTTCAAGGGTAATACCCTCTCTCATTCTATCACAAATTACTTTCTGTAACAGTAAAGGAAGTTCTGACATCAAGGCTGTGATTACCATGCCCTTAGATTGGTCATCCTTTAGCCTGCTAAACTCAATCAGACAGTTGTCCAGTACATCCTCTGCACAACTGTCTCCCGTTGCTTTCCCAATCCCGATGACTGCTTCCCTGAACTTTTGTCTTGTTTTCAATGACATGTTTGCTTCCAGTACCTTCTCTACTTTCTCTCTCAGGCCCTCTTCTTGTCTTTCTTGTTTCATCACTTTTTTTTTTTGTAAAACAATATGTGTTAAATACCACTACTATTATCATATTTACACTCTATGCAGATGTATCCTTCTGGATTGTAAGTACCACACTTAGGGCATTCCCATATATTCCTTACATCCCAGTTCTGAATATACCCTTTGAGTTTTAGTAAATGATTACACTCCTCTACAGGAATAGTTATAGTTTCCTCTTCCATTTCCAGTGTGTGTCTAATCAATTAAATAAAGAAAGCCTATATTCACATACCAGCCTTCTGTAGCAATATTACTATTGCCCAAACTAAAAACCAATCTTACTTATGCAAACAAAAACTATACCCTTATATGAGTAATATCTTAAAAGGCGGTCTTTTCCCGCCAGCCAAATAAACAAAACCTTTATTGAATCTAAGAAAGGTATAGGACTTTTTTTTTCCTTCCATCCATCCTATATTAGCCCTATATTAATCCTATCCTTCATGGGTGCCTTGTATTATTATAATTCCCTTCGTGCTCCTAACAAGACTCGAACTTGTATCCCAGACTTAGGAGGTCTATGTTCTATCCTTTGAACTATAGGAGCATATGTTACCTATCTTCACAGACCAGTAACATGAATTTCATTCTTTTCATGACTTATTTCTCCTCTTTTTGACTCTGATTAGGCATGAATGGGAATCTCATCTGGTTATTTCCCATCATCTGCATCATCAGCATTGTTTCTATCATTGAATTATTTCCACCTTTGTCCATCATAGCCATCATAAACATAGGATTCATCTGACCATCATTGCTACCCTGCATCATTTGTAGTATCATGAGGTCTTTCATATCTATGCCATCTTCTGCCATTTGTGTTCTTCTTCACAACCTTTGAGTAGCTGTTATTAACCTTGACTACATCTCCAATCGGAATAATCACACAAGAAGGCATATTTCTTTAAATTAGCACCTATAATCTGCCTGGATGTGAGGTACTCTTTGGTGTAGACTACATAAATTATTCATGTCATATTTTATTTATCTAATCTTTTGATTGTAAATACTCCATATTTAAAGGACTTCTTGAGAGCAAATTGTAATGCGCTCCCAATAGTCCTTGTACATATGTATTTTCTAACTCTTGAAGGCTTATAGAATGTCACAAGATACTTGTGCTTTCTTTTGAAAATAGAATTAATATTCATTTCTTTCTTTTGTATTTGTAGAACTCTTTCCTAGCTTCTTTGCCATTCCTATAATTAGTTGTAGTGATTTTGCCTGTAATAGATATTATACTTATACTGTATTGGAATGCATGCTGGCCACCAAGTATTATTTCTCTCCCATAGTTGTCTACTATAATCTCTCTAATGAGACAATCACAGTTTTCTTTGTGATATGTATGCTTTCTTGCCATACTACTTTATGAGTTTAGTTTCAAGAATGAAGTCATATTTTATACCATTTATTCTTGCCATAGACTCAGCTTCTCCTGAGTTTTTAGCATAGATAGTGGTGACACTTATAGACATCCCATTATTAAGGTGCTTGCAAAGAGAGTACTGATTGTACTCTCTTATCATATAGTATTCTTCCTTCTTCATAACTTAATCATCATAAGGTCTGATAAAAGTATATACATATACGCCAAGCTCTTCATTGTACTTAAACTCATGATAGGTATGCAAAGCATTTTCCATTGAAGGCTGCTGGTCATTCCACATCTCCCATTCTCCTCTTTCCCAAGAGCCGTCATTCATAATAGATTTTATGGCATTGTGGGCACGAAGATAGTTCTTATCATTAGTTTTAATGTGATACACATGTCTCTGTGTGTAATCTTTTTGAGACAACTCTGGCTTATACTCTATCTTATAAAGTATGCCATTATAACATGATATTTTATTCATTTGATTGTAAATTATTGTGTAAACTTATTACCAACCATGGTCTATATATGTTACCCCATTTATGTAAACATATCTATCATCAAAAGTAAATTCTTTGGTGAATTCTCTGGGATTTTCTTTTGTCTGTGACCCATATTTGTTATTTATTTCCTTACTCATAACAGGTAAAATTTAATTGTTTGCTAATTTTTCAAGGATGAATGGTTATTGTACACAGTAAAAACAACTATGTATTACCCCATTTGTTACTTTTCTAATGTAAGGATGATAGTCTTACTGGAAGGGGTTTATTTGGAAAATCTTACCATCTACTTGTTCCCTTATCTTATTCTATATCACCATGTTAGACTTAGTAAGAGTATTACTTATTGTAAATATTGCTTACTACATAATATGAGGTGTAGCATATCTAAGAAGTTATATTAAGAGATAGCTAATTCCTACTTGTATACTTTTACACAACAAATACTATTAATGTCTAAGTGATAAACTTATTAATGTTTAAGTGATAAACTTATTAATGTCTAAGTGATAAGATAAGAAATAAGAAAAGGGTAAGCAGGCACTTCTGCCTGCTAACCCTTGATACTTTAGAAAGTTGCCAATACAGGTGCTCCACCTTGGCCTTCCTCATGAAGAAGCCAGAATTTGTCACCATCAGGAGTAGTAACATTGCTGACCATAGGATTATGAGGAATACCTTTGGCTGCTACAGCTCCAGTCTTTGCACCATAGGCAAAGAATAACTTGCCTGTCTTGGGATTCTTTTTAACACTCAGTTTATCTACATGCATTACTGCTTTAAACTGCTCAACTGTCAATGTGTCATTGAATACTAAATTTCTTTCCATAATGTAATTTGTTAATTGTTAATAATGTGAATTTTTAACCTAAGGGGGTAGGACCCCCATGGGCTAAGTGATGGGGGAGGTGAGGTTGGTGTTACCACCCCTCATAGAAA